CGCGGCGCATGACCGACGCGCTGGCCGAGGAGCTGTGGCGCAAGATCCCGAACGATCACCCGATCCTGAAGCGCGTGCCGCATCTCAAGGGCAAGACGCTGGCGCACGCGGTGGCCTACGGGCAGATCATGGCGGGCATCAAGGGGAAGGGCGACGTGATCGCGATCATCTTCGACCGCATCGACGGCAGGGTGGCTGCCGCTGCGGGGACGCCGCCGGACGATCGAGAGGACGCCTCGATCCCGCTGCCTGACCGCATCGCCGACGTCTTGAACCGCAACGGCCTCGCGGCGGTGATTCCTCTCGTTCCGAAGAAGTCGTGATTCGAGCTGACGCCGCCGTTGTCTCGGATCGGCAGTCGCCGTGGTTCGAGCACCTTCCCTCGGATCCAGCAACCGAGCTGTCGCGCTCGTGACGCACGACTCTGCATCCGAGCTCGATCCCTCGGATCCACGATCCGAGCCCGGCCCCTCGGATGGCGAAGTCGACCTCCGAGCTGTGGCAGCTCGGATAGCGGAACTGCCAGAGGCCGATCAGGAGCTGCTGTACTCCCTCGCCCTGCAGCACGATGCCAAGCGCCTCGAAGGCAGCCTCGTCGACTACATCCGAGACGCGTGGCCCATCGTCGAGCCGCTGACGCCATTCGTCTCGGGGTGGCACATCGACGCCGTCGCCGATCACCTGATGGCCGTCAGCCGGGGCGAGATTCGCAAGCTGGTGATCAACGAGCCGCCCGGCCACATGAAGTCGCTGACAGCCTGTGTCTTCTGGCCGACGTGGGAGTGGACGTTCTCGCCGTGGACCCGCTGGCTGACCGGCAGCTACAAGGGCGAGCTGGCCACGCGCGACAGCCTGCGCTCGCGCCGCATCGTCGAGAGTCCGTGGTATCGCCGCCGCTGGGGATCCCGCTTCACGCTCTCGACCGATCAGAACATTAAGACGCGCTACGAGAACACGTCGACGGGCTACCGCATCGCCTTCGGCGTGGGCGGGGCGACCGGCGAGCGCGGCCATCGCGTCGTGGTCGACGATCCCCACAACATCGACGAGGCCTACTCCGACGTCGCCCGGATGGGAGTCCTCGACTGGTGGGATCAGGTCATGAGCCAGCGCGGCATCGACCCGAGGACCGACGCGAAGGTGATCGTCATGCAGCGGCTCCACGAGCGCGACCTGTCCGGCCACGTGCTCGAACAGGGCGGGTGGGTCCACCTTCGGCTCCCGGCCGAGTACGAGAAGACGCCGTTCGTCGCCCTGCACGCCGCGCCGGATCCCACCGGCTTCGAGGATCCCCGGACGGAAGAGGGCGAGCTGCTGTGGCCCGCGCGCTTCGGCCCGCTCGAGATCGCCGACGCCAAGAAGCCGCTCGGCAGCTACGGCGCGGCCGCACAGCTTCAGCAGCGGCCCACACCCATCGGCGGCGGCCTCTTCAAGCGCGAGTGGTGGCGCTTCTACGACGCATCCCCGGCCGTGATCGCTCAGGGCTTCGAGACGGTCGTGCAGTCATGGGACTGCGCGTTCAAGGAGACGACGACATCCGACTACGTGGTCGGCCTCGTCGGCGGCAAGAAGGGCGCGGACATCTACCTCTTCGATCTCGTCCGCGACCGCATGAACTTCCCGACGACGTGCAGGGCGCTGGAAGCGGCGGCGGCGAAGTGGCCGACGGCCGTGACGAAGCTCGTCGAGGACAAGGCCAACGGCCCGGCGGTGATCGACCAGCTCCGTCACCGGGTGCCCGGCCTGATCCCGGTCGAGCCGCGCGGCAGCAAGGAAGCGCGCGCCGCGGCGGCATCGCCCTACGTCGAGGGCGGCAACGTCTACCTGCCCGCGAGCGCTGCGTGGGTTCAGGACTTCATTGCGGAGCTGGCCAGCTTCCCGCGTGGGGCGCACGACGATCAGGTCGACGCCTTCTCGCAGCTCGTGGACCGGCTCGTCAACCGTCCGGCGTTCGATCTGGCGGGCTACGTGGACATGGAGATCGCGGCAGCCGACGAAGCGCTCGGCATCAAGCCGGACAAGGGGAGGCCATCATGAAGCACCGGACGATCCTTCAGCCCGCCGAGGGCGGCGGCTTCATCGCGAGCGATCCCGACGTGCCGTGGCTGAAGCCGTCACGCGGTCGCACGGCCGAGGAAGCCGTCGCGGCGTTCGAGCAGCGCCTGCGCTACGTCGAAGTCGAGCGCCGCAAGTCATGGGCGCAGAGAACATTCACGTGGCCGTCGCTGCTGGCCCGGCTCTCCTTCGAAGTCTTCCGGGCGCTCGGCCTCTGGCTGCTCGATCACGGCAAGTCGCACCGGATCCTCTGGCGCGTCGGCCTGATCGTCTTGGTCGTGCTACCGGCTGTGTTAGCATTCGCCGTACTCGTCGTGAGGTAGAGGCTGGCCAAGCGCGCCGCATCGGTTGCCGAAGCTATAACCGCAGCCGTGATCCTCGGGTTCACGTGGGCCGAAGCATCCTGCACGACCGTCGCGCACGTGCCCACCTCGACCGATGTTCTGACGAATGCCCTCCGCACCTACTACGACTCGCTCGCCGTCTACGACGCCGCCTGCCGCTCCAAGAAGCCCGGCCCGCAGCAGCAATGCATCGAGCTTCATCTCCGCCTCGCGTCGCTCCTCAATGCCGAGAAGGACGCCGCCGAATGGAATCTCCAACCTCCCGGCACGTCCGACAAACAGTTGGCGATGTCGTTCGCTCGCATGGATGCCGAGCTGGACTTGACCCGCAAAGCCGTCGCGGCCGTCAAGGCGGCGCGCTGATGCCCAGCGTGATCACCTCCGGGTGGCTGATCCGTTGCTCGGCGTGCGGGCGTCGCTGCTACGCCTCGATCTACATCCAATGGGCCGAGCCCGACCGCCACGTCCGCATCTACTCGTTCTGCGCCCGCTGTTCGAAGATGCGCGCGCCGACGCCGGCCGAGCTGAAGGCGGCGGGCAAGAAGCCCGGCGAGTTCTGGGAATACATCTTGAACGGCGGCTGTGACGCCCGGCCCGAGGCGCAGCACTCATGAGCGCGAACGTCCCGACGAGCGTGGCGACGAAGGGCATCGCGGTGGCGCTGCAAGCCTTGACGAGCGGCTCGGCGGTCGGCGTGGCGATCCAAGCGCTGGCCGATGCGCTGCACATCGCTGCGTCGCCGGGCGGCCTCGAGATCCTCGCGCGGCTCGCTGGCGTCAACACGCTGACGCCTGAGCTGCTGGCCGCAGCTGTCGCCGCCGCGCCGCCACCGCTGCCGCCGACGTCCCCGGAGGACCCGCTCAAGAAAGAAATCTTGGGACTGGTCGAGGATCCGCCGATATGAGCGCGGCGATGCATCTCGCGCTGATCGGCTTCACCGAGATCTTCCTCGGGGCAATGATCCTCGCCGCCATCGTCCTGCTGTGGTCGCTGATCAAGACGCTGTGGCAATGGTGGCGATCCGACAGAGGGGAGTGGTAGCCGATGGGATTCTTGGACGCGCTGCGCAAGTTCATCGTCACACATCCCGACGTACCGAAGCCGCCGGCCATGTCTCCCGAGGCCGACGCGACGGCCTTCGTCGGCCCGTTCATCGGTCCCGGCACGCCGATCACGCCGATCCAAGGCGAGGGCGGCCCGAGGTACTTCGACTACGTCTCGGGCGTCAACGCGAACGTCGTCCCGCGCACCGAGTACAACGGCGTCATCCCCACCTTCAATCAGCTCTGGAACGCATACCTGCTCATGCCGATCATGCGCGTCTGCGTGACCTTCCGTGCGCAGCAGATCCTCTCGCTCGGCTGGAAGATGAAGGCGAAGGAAGGATCCGGCTTCCGCGTCGGCCGGAACGGAGACAGCGACGGCGCGCGGGAGCTCGTGAAGCTCTTCGAGCGGCCCGATCCCCAGAACGGCTACAACTTCGAGCAGTGGTTCCGGTCGATCCTCGAAGAGGTCTACGTCACCGATGCCGTCTCGATCTGGCCGGTGCGGTCGAAGACGAAGCGCGTCATGGGCTTCATGCAGATCGACGGCCAGACGATCAAACCGCTGATCGACTACGAGCGCGGCGGCATCCCCGCCCCGCCGCATCCGGCGTTCCTGCAGTACATCAAGGGCACGGCCTTCCGGGCCTTCACGTCGGAGCAGTTGGTCTACCGGCCGTTCCGGCCCCGCGTGTGGTGCGTCTACGGGCAGTCGCGTGTCGAGAACGTCTTCACCTCGGCGTCGCTCTACCAGATGTTCGAGAACTGGACGAGCGACTACTTCACACAGGGCAACATCCCCGAGGCCGTCTACCTGATGGACCCAACGCAGGAGACGAACTGGACTCCGCAGAAGCAGCGCGAGTGGCAGGAGCTGTTCGACAAGCTCTACGGCGACAACGTCGCGCGCCGCCGTGTGCACGTCGCTCCGCCGTTCGTGCGGGACGTGAAGGTCTTGAAGGAATTCTCCTTCTCGCGCGAGCTGCCGGACTGGATCGTGCGGCTGCTGTGCATCGAGTTCGGCGTCCCGGCCTACCTTTTCACCTCGCAGACGAACCGGGCAACGGCCCACGAGATGAACGAGGCGTTGTACGAGGCCCCGCTGCGCCACGACCTGATGTCCGGCAAGCGGCTGATGGACGAGCTGATCGGCATCGCGGGCGCTCCCGACATGGAGTTCGAGTGGGCGAAGGAATACGACTACCGCAAGGAGTCCGTCGAGGGCTTGGTGATGCTGACCAGCCCGCCGGGCGTCAATGCGAAGCCGATCATGACGATCCAAGAGGCCCGGCTGAACCTCGGCCTCGCGGAAGGCGAAGGCGAGCAGGACGACGAACAGCCCGAGACAGATCCCGGCGACGCAGACCCGAGCGGTGACGATTCCTCTCCGCCCGAGGCCGGTTCGGAGGGCGACGACACCGAAGCTCCCAATCAGCGCCCGTCCGCCACCGACGACGGAGAGAAACCGGCACCGCGCGACGAGCCTGCCGAGCAGAAGGTCGCACGGCTCGCGCTGGTGAAGGAATCGAAGGTGCCGCACGTCGGCAAGAAGCGCGGCCGTCGGTTCACCGGACGCGGCGCAGTGGATCGTGCGCGCATGGCGACCGGCCTTGCCAACGTCGTGTTGAAGCGCCTGCGTCAGCAGGAAGCGCAGATCATGCAGGAAGCCGTCGAGCGCGCACGCGCACGGCAGAAGAAAGTGAAGGGAGCCTGAGATGGACGTCGAGGAACTGGCTCGGGCTCTCCACGAGTCGGGACGCGAAGCTGTCATAGCAAATCGAACCGTCATACAGATCGGTGTCTCGCCACGGCCGTTCTTTGAGTGGAGTGACATTAGTGACGAAGCGCGAGAGGGGCGTCGCATGATGGCGCGCTTCCTCCTCGACCGGTACGACATTGAGAAGAAGGGAGCGTAGGCGATGTTCCAATTCAACGCGCTGATCAACAACGTCGCGACAGGAGACTTCGGCTGGATCGACTGCTCGGCCCTTGCGCCCGGCGGCTCGATCGTGATCATCAACGCGGGGGCCGCCGACGCCGTCCGCATCTCGGTCTCCAACTCGCCGACGATGCCGACCGATGCTGGCGTGCAGCTCGGCTCGGACGTGGTGGCGTCGAGCATCGTCAAGCTGGACGTCGCATACCGCTGGATCAAGGTGCGGCGTAATTCGGCGGGCGGCACGCCGCTGGTCGTCAATGCGGGCATCTTCGGCCCGAATCCGCCGCAGAGGTAGCAGCCACCTATGCCCATCGGCGGTCCCGTTCGCGCTCCGTCGGCCTCGTCGCCGCAGTCCGTCACCGGATGGACCGGCGACGTGCCGTGGCAGCAATTCCTGATCAACGCGCTGCCGTGGAAGGACACGGTGCGCGTCGTTGCCACGTCGAACGTCAACATCGCCTCGCATCCGTTTCCCGGCGACGTGATCGACGGCGTGACGCTGGCCGAAGGCGACGCCGTGCTCTTGACCGCGCAGACTGCACCGGAAGAGAACGGCATCTACCTCACGATCTTCGGGTCGGTCAGCTCGGGACCGGCCGGACGGCGTGGCGATGCGAGCGACTCAGTCGGCATGGTGTCGCAGCTCGCGGTCTTCGTCGAAGAGGGCACGACGTATGCCGGGAGCCTGTGGCACCTGACGACGGCCGAGCCGATCACCGTGGACACGACGCCGCTGACGTTTTCGCAGTTCACCAGCGGCGGCGGTGGCGGTACGGTCACGTCGGTCGGGCTGTCGATGCCTGCCGAGTATTCGGTCGCCGGATCGCCTGTGACGACTGCCGGGACGCTTGCGGTGACGTGGGCGACGGAGGCGGCGAACAAGGTGCTGGCCGGTCCGACCTCGGGCGGTGCCGCGACGCCCGGCTTCAGGCTCCTCGTCGCCGGAGACATCCCGGCCTTGTCGTACGTGACCAGCGTCGGGTTGTCGCTGCCGGGAGAGTTCTCTGTCAGCGGCTCACCCGTTACATCCTCCGGCACGCTCACCGCCACGTGGGTCAGCGAGACGCAACACGCCGTCTTTGCAGCCCCGAGCGGTTCGTCCGGAACGCCGAGCTTTCGGGCTCTGGTGGCGGGCGACATCCCGGCGCTGGCCTACGTCACGTCCGTCGGCCTGTCGCTCCCGGCTGAATTCACAGTGAGCGGGTCGCCGGTTACTAGCTCGGGGACTCTCACGGCGACGTGGGCGAGTGAGACGCAGAACTTCGTTTTTGCCGCGCCGTCGGGCTCGTCGGGGACGCCGAGCTTCCGCGCACTCGTTGCAGGAGACATCCCGGCGCTCTCCTACGTGACGAGCGTTGCGCTCTCCGCGCCGTCGGAATTCTCCGTCTCCGGTAGCCCGGTCACGAGCAGCGGCACGCTGACGTTCGCGTGGGCCAACCCGGTGTCGATCGCTCATGGCGGCACCGGGGCCACGTCGTTCACGGCGGGAAGCGTTGTGTACGCCGGGGCGTCTACGCTGACGCAGGACAACTCGAACTTCTTCTGGGACGGCAGCGGCCACAACCTCGGGCTCGGCCTCAACTCCTCGATCGCCTCGCGGCTGCACGTCAAGGACACGAGCAACGGCGTTCAGATCACGGCCGAGGGATCGACGAGCGGCATCAACAACGGCGCGCAGATGCAGTGGAAGGAGACGGGCACCGGAGCGAACAACTGGTCGCTCGGCACCGGCTACGGCCTCTCGCCCGGCAACTTCGTGTTCCGCGACGATACCGGCACGACCAAGTACATCGAGCTGATTCCCGCTTCGACGCTCATCGGGATCTACGAGAGGGTCGAGATGGACGTGCCCGGCAGCGACACCACGGCCGCGCTCTTTCTGAATGCGAGCACGAACAATACGAAGGGCATGTGGACCGAGTACAAGAACAACACCGGAGACTTGAAGTACGGCGTCGAGGGGACGACGACGGGCAACATCATGACGGGCTCTTCGGCCTACGCGGCCGTCATCAACTGCGTCGCGAACGAGCCGCTTCAGTTCGGCACCAACAACACGTTCGTCGCCAACTTCACGGCTGCGGGCGATCTAGTCGTCGCTGCGAAGGCGATCACGTCGGCGAGGCAATCAGGGGCCTTCTACATCGGACTGCAAGGCTCGACGCTCTCGAGCCGCTTCGAGCTATCGTCGGCCCGCACGGATGCGGACGCAACGGCGATGGGCGAAGTCGACTGCGCCGACCCGGCCAACGTGACCGACACCGACAAGCGCATCGGGGCGATCCAGTTCCTGCGCGATGGCGGCACGTCGGCCCGGCGAGGCGGCCGTATTCAGTTCCTGCCACGCGCGGATAACTCGTCGGCGCTCGGCAGCGTCGCGCTCCTGATCGACAAGAACGGCAACGTTGTGATGGGGACGGCTGCGCTCTCGACAAGCGCGACCGACGGGTTCTTCTACATCGACTCGTGCGCCGGGACGCCGACCGGGACGCCGACGGCATTCACCGGGCGCGTGCCGACCATCGTAGACACGACAGGCAACAAAATCTGGGGCTACTACGGCGGTGTGTGGGTCAACCTGTCACCCGCTGCCGGTGGCGGCTCAGGCAACATCACGAGCACCGGGGCTCAGGGCTCGGAGCCGGGATCGCCCACGACGGGCGATCTGTACTTCCCGAACAACGCCTTCGCGACCGAGCGATATAGCGGCAGCGCGTGGGTCAAGTGGGGTCCGATCTTTCCGTTCTCCGGGCCGCACGATCCGGGCACGTGGCTCAATCAGGGCACGGCGACTGTCGACACGACCAACGGCTCGCTCTATATCCTCGTACCGTCAGCGGCTACCCGCACGCTGCGCGCACGCGAGGAGACGTACGGCTCAGGCAACAAGAAGGTCACGGCCTATCTGACGATGGATATTGATCAGGCCACGACGCAGACGGACACCTTCGTCGGTCTTGAATTCCGCCAGAATCAGGGCGTCAACAGCGGGCGCATCGTTCAGTTCGGCATCTATCAGGCCGACGTCAACGGCCTGCTGAAGTTCGTCATTCAGCACAACACGGCGAGCGGCAACACGTTCGGCTCGACGGTCCAGACGAACAACATCTACTTCGGCTACAACGGCGTGTTCAAGGGGATCTGGATGCGGATTTACGACGACAACACGAACCTCGTGTGCGACCTGTCGGTAGACGGCCAGCACTGGCGGACGTGCTACACGGAAGGCCGAGCGTCGTATCTGACGGCTCCTCCCGACGTGTACGGGGCTTTCGTTTCTATCGGGACAAGCTCGAACGGCAAGACGGTGGGCGGCCTATTCCACTCGTTGAGCTTCGCATAAAGGAGAACGGATGAAGAAGCGAGCCAAGATCCCAACTGCCAGCGAGCTGCCGAAGGCTCCCGAGCAGGCCATCCCGGCGGAAGTCCTGAAGGGCCTCTACCTCGACTGGCTGGAGATGCGAAGCGTGCGGTTCGAAGCGCTCAATGCGTCGCGCGAAGCCGATCGTGCCGAGGCGGCATTTCAGGCGAAGTTCACCGGAGCGTTCCGGCAGCGCGGGCTGGACCCGGCGCACTACAACGTCAACCTGAAGCACGGCACCGTCGCGCTCATCGACATCGTGAAGAAGGAAGAGAAGCCCGCCGCCCCCGCCGCAGAGGAGAAGAAGGCAGCCGATGCCCGCTGACCCGCAGATCGTCGACCGCTACGCGAGCATCCTGCGCGCGGGCTTCGACCTCTACACGCACGGCGAGGAGCCCATCTCCCCGGAGCTGGACGCCGAGTCGCTGCGGTCCTTGCTCCTGTCGTCGGAGCGTCTGGCCGAGCAGCTCGACCACTCGATTCTCGATGCGCCGTGGCTGCGGGCCGACGTTGCGAAGATCGTGGACGACTGGATCAACGTGTCGGGCGACGAGCTCTACCTGACGGACCTGCGCTCCTCGCTGGAACCGATGTTTGGCCCGGCGCGGGCCCTGATGATCGCCCGCAGCGAGACGGCCGGGGCCTTCAACGGGGCTGCCGCAGCAGGGCTGCGAGCCCACGGCTGGACACAATGCGTCTGGGTGGCTGCCCCGGACGCCTGCGAAGAGTGCGCCGCGATGGATGGCGAAGTCATGTCGCTCGGCGAGTACGAGCAGGACCCGACGCTCCACCCGAACTGCTCTTGCACAATGGAACCCTACGAGGACGAGGAACAGGAAGAGGAGGCATCGTAAGGCCATGAAGAACAGGATCGCATTCGCTCTCGGGCTGTTCCTCGCGGCGGCGTTCGCGTTCGGACAGGCCGACACGCCGACCCGAACGGCGACACGGACGCCGACGAACACGCCGACGGCGACGAACACGGGCACCGTCACGCAGACGCCGACGATCACCAAGACGCCCACGATCACCAAGACGCCGACGCCGACGGCCACGGCTACCGGCACGGCCACGAAGACGCCGACCAAGACGCCCACGAACACGAAGACGAACACTCCGACGCGGACGCCGACGAATACGCCGACGATCACGCCGACGGCCGTGGCTCAGGCGCAGTATCTCGGGCTGCGGTCCAACCCCGTGCCGTCCTCGCCGACGCTCTCGGGAGGCTGCAACGGCTCGGTGCTGACCGGCAACGACACGATCGGCCGTATCAAGCTGGCCAGCACGGTGTCCAGTCCCTGCACGCTGGTGTTCGGGAATGCGTTCGCCACCAACGCGCCGGTCTGTGCCGTCAACGACGAGACGAACGCCGGGCGCAACAATCAGGTCGCCGTCTACTGGTCGGCCACGACTTCGACGCTCACGATCTACGGCGTACCGGCCCTGACCAAGAACGACTCGATCACCTATCAGTGCATCGGATTCTGACCATGAACGCCGCAAGCAAGAGCCGGTTCTACCTCTCCTTCGCCACCGTCGCGAAGGGCTTGAAGTATCAGGGCGACGTTCCGATCCTTCGGCTGCTCGTCTCGGGCACGAAGCTCGACTCGCAGGCCTACGAGTACGGCGGCGTGCAGGTCTTGGGCGAGAAGGTGCAGCCGGAATTGCTGGCCGAGATGCTGAGGCAGGCCAAGGCCGGGACCGTGACGCTCTTGGAGAACCACGGCTCGACGCTGCCGATGGGCGACTCGGTCGATGCCGAGATCCGCGAGGGCGATGGCGGGCTGCAAGAGCTCTACGTCGACTTCGCGCTCGACCCGAAGCATCCGCTCGTCGGCGTCCTCATCAACCGGATGCAGAGCGGCTACATGCCGGACTGCTCCGTCGGCCTGTTCGTCGAGCGCGTGATCGAGTGGGACGAGGCCGAGAACGGCTACGTCGGCAAGCTCACGCGCGGCGAGTTCGAGCATACGGCGCTGACGAGGCCCGGACGCGCCGCATACCCGGATGCCGAAATCGAGGAGGTCTTCCTGACCGAGACGATGGAAGCCGCGATGAAGGCGCTCGCGTTCGTGCCGAAGAAGCGGCTCGAAGAGGCCGTCGCGCCGCTTCCACCCGTCCCCGAGACGCGTCTCGCGGAGCAGCTCTGGCGCTACAAGTCCGGGCAGGACAAGACGACGATCCAGACTCTCATCTTCGACAAGGGAAAGTTCTCTCAGGAAGAAGCTCAGGCGTGGGCGAAGTCGCACGGCTTCGCGTCGAGCGGCGTCGACGAGACGGACTCGTCGTATCGCATCCGGCAGATCGACCCGAGCGAATTCAAGGAAGGCAGCTTCCGGACAATCTCACTCACCGGCGGCGTCAAGGCCGTCGTGGGAAGGAAGAAGGATCAAGCATCGAAACAGGCGGAATCGAACCCCGCCGCAACAGACGGAGGACAGCACATGTCTAACGTTCCCCGACAGAAAGTCGCGGGCGGGGTCGCCGTCCGCACGCCCGACGAGGCCGCGAAGGAAGAGGCCAAGCCGAACCCGACGGAGGAGACTCCGAAGGAGACGGTGATCGAGACGCTGAAGGAAGCGAAGAAGGAAGACGAAGCGGAGGCCAAGAAGGAAGACGAAGCGGAGGCGGAGGCCAAGAAGGAGGACGAGGCCGAGGGAGAGGCGAAGAAGGGCGAGGCCGAGATGGAAGCCGAGGCCGAGGCCGAAGGCGAAGCGACGAAGGGCGGCCACGTCAGCATGGAAGACGTGAAGGCCCACATGATGGAGATGCGCGACCTGATGAAGGAAGCGCTCGGCCCCGGCTCCGATCCGACCGACATCCAAGACCTCCTCGCGGACATCTACGAGGACTTCGACCAGCTCTGCGAGATGCTGGAAGCGGCCGGACAGGTCAACGCCGAGGCCGAGGGTGACGCTGGCGCTCCTCCGCCTCCCGACGATGCGCCGCCACCGAAGCCGCAGAAGGACGACGAGGCCGACGCGCCTCCTCCGGCCGACGGAGATGCCGACGGAGACGGCAACGGAGACGGAGACGACGCGAAGCCGTCCGGTGGCGGCGACGTCCACGTCCACGCGAAGCCGGGCTCGGCCGTCCACGTCCACAACGAGGGAGAGGGCGACATGGTCGTCAAGAAGAAGGACGACAGCAAGGTCGTCAAGCGCGTGGCCGAAACGCTGAAGGGCGAGGGCCACCCGCTGCTGGCGAAGATGCTCTTGAGGGAAATCCGGAAGTCCAACCGCAGGATGGAAGCGATCGAGAAGAAGCTGACCCATCTCGACTCCGAACCCGCCGAAGCCGCACCCAGCCGATTCAACGACGACGAAATCCTTCGTCGCATCGGCGGAGCGGAAGCGGACGAGTCCGATGTGGTGCAGCAGGCGCTCAAGGGACTCACCGATCCGCGCCAGCGCGAGACCCTGTCGCGCGCGCTCGGCGAGAGCCTGATCAGCGGCTTCCACGGCGGAAGCAATCGGAAGTAGCCCCCGTCAACGAAACGAAGAGAGAAGGAGAAACAAGCAATGCCCGCAGGCACCGGCATTCAGGTCGTCGGGCGCTCCGGTGGAGCGCTCCTCGACGTCTTCTCGCAGCTCCTCAAGGAGTTCAAGCGGAAGAACGACATGCGGTGGGAGACCGTTCTGAAGTCCCTCACCAACGCGTCGGTCCCCGGCACCACGACTCAGTTCCAGCCCTTCAACCTCGACATGGTCGGCAAGCTGCTCCTGCCCCTCTTGACCCCGCTGCAGAACGGCGGGTGGTACGGCGTGAAGGCAGGAGAGGTCGGCGACAGCCGGGAGTACCGCGCCATCGTCGCGAAGAACACGAACAAGTACTCGGGCTTCGCTCCCGCGACCACGTCCGCAAACTCCGTGACGACCTCGACGGCGGGCCGCTCGCCCGTCGTCGACTACACGTTCCTCGTTCGGAAAAAGAGCTTCATGAAGCTCGCTCCGGAAGCCGCGATCACTTGGGAGCTGTATCGCTCCAGCGGTCCCTTCAACGCGCTCGGCAAGGAGACCATCGCCTCGCTGATCACCGCGAAGGAATTGGAAGAGCGCCACATCCTCGGTGACGTGACGAATCTGCTTTCGACCACGGCCACGCCGACCGGCACTCCATCGAACACCGGCGGCACGCTCTCCAATGCCAACTCTCCGTACACAGTCGACTGCGTCGCGCTCAACTACTGGGGCTGGTGGTACTACGCGGCCGACGGTCTGCCCGCCGCCGACCTCGCCAATACGGGCGGCAAGATCCCGACGCAGGCCATCGCCGCGACCTCCGCAGCCATCACGATCGCTACCGGCTCGGCCGGGTCGATTGCGATGGTCGTCGCGCCGACCAAGGGCGCGTTCGCTTATCTCTGGATCATGGCCAAGAGCGGTGGCACCCGGAACCTCGTCGCCGTCTCGACCGCCCCGGCCGTCACGATTACGTCGGAGGGCACAGTCGCCGCTTCGACGATCTGCACAGTCGACGGGTCGAACCTCGACATTCAGGGCAACCAGCTCGTCTGGGACGGCCTCTTTCAGCAGATCGTCCTCGACGCGGACATCCCCGGCGAGTACGTCGATCTGAACGCCGGTCCGTTCACCGCAACCGGCTCCGGTTCGGGCGTCTCGCAGGTCGAGACGATCTTCTCGAACCTCGCCCAGAAGTACTACCTGTCGCCGCAGGCGGCGATCATGTCGCCGTTCACGCTGAAGGCGCTGTCCAACATCGCCATCGGCAGCTCGGCACCCGCCTACCGCATCCTCGTCGAGAGCGGTGGGGACGGGAAGGTCAAGGCCGGAACGCTGCTCGCCTCGCTCCGGAATCAGTTCATGCAGACCGACGTGGAGATCGTCGTCGAGCCGGTGCTGCCGGACGGCAAGGTGATCTTCTACACGAAGGACATCGACTACCCGGATGCTGGCGTGAACACGAACCTCGAGCTGCACTGCACGGATCACTTCCTGCAGGACTTCTTCGCGCGTACCACGGACGTTGCCCCTCCGGGACCGTGGGCGATCAAGACCAACGGAGCGCCGACGCTCTACTGGCCGCGTAGCTGCGGAGTGATCGACAACGCGTTGACGACGTAACGACAAGGAGCTGAGAGGACCCACCCTCTTTTGGCACACCTTCTTATGCCGGGGGCGGTCAATCACCGCCGCCCCCGGCGCTTTTTAGGAGGCATCGAATGGCAGAGGACAGCAAGGGCGCGCCGGAAGCACCGGATGCCGGAACGGCTCCGGAGCCAGCGGTCGTGCCGATTCCCGAGAAGGCGAGCGGCAAGACCGTTCTCGTTTCGCGCCGCATCGCGACGCCCGGCTCGTACGTCGAGCTGCGCGGCAAGCTGCTGCAGGTCACGAACGAGGGGACGGTCGAAGTCCCCGACGACATCACCCCGGATGAAGAGAAAGCCCTGACGGAAAAATGAGCGCCGCGATCCCGACCGACGGCCTTCCCGACGCCGACTACCTGATGCAGCGGCTCGGTCTGGTCAGCTCGTCGCTGACCGGGCCGATGAACCAGATGTTCTCGGACCTCGTTCCAATCCTGCTCGACCAGCTCGCCAAGCGGATCGAGTCGATCTTCCCTTCGAAAACGTTCTACTCGGAGCAGGTCTACGTCTCCGGAAAGCTCAACGTCGTCGCGACGCGGTATTGGCCGGTCCTATCGGTTCAGAAGTGTCTGCTGGGAGGGACGGTGCAGATGCGGGTCGGCAGCACGCCGATTCAGGTCGCCCAGAGCCTTGCCGACGTGTCGCCGTCGAACGACCGGCAGTACCTCTATCTCGCCAACTTCGTCGGCGCGCCCTGCGACCTCTACGTCGACTACTCGGCGGGCATGGACGTGTTGCCGCCAGACCTTCTGGAAGTCTTCGTCGAGATGGCAGCGCTGATCTGGAAGGAGAAGGACCGGATCGGACAGAAGGACATGAAGATCGGAGAGGGTAGCGTCGCCGGGTACACGCGCGAGCTGCCGAAGTGGTGCAACATCACGATCAACAACTACCGGCGCATGGTGGTGTGGGCATGAGCATCGAGCTCCAGTTCAACTACCGGATCCTCCGGTCGGTCAACGCTCTCCGCAACGAGACGTGGAAGCGGATCGACCTTGCGACCAAGCGCGCCGCCGACATCGTCGTTGGGAAGCTGCGGGCGTTCTCGGCCCGCGATCTCTTGCACGCCCGGACCGGCACGCTGGCCCGGACGTGGACGTCGCCGCAGAAGGACGAGGACGGCAAGTACACCGTCTCGAACCCGACGGTCTACGCCGCCATCCACGAATACGGCGGCGAAGTCACGCCGAGCCGGGCGCAGGCGCTGGCGATTCCCTTCTCCGATGGCCCGGCCTTGACGAGTCGCGGCGTGCCCCGGTACAAGACGGCCCGCGAGGCGTACCAAGCGGAGAGCCTGTTCGTGCTGCAGACGCGCAGCGGCGGGGCCATCCTCGCCAAGCGCAGCGGCACCGGCGCGAAGGCGAAGCTCGATGCATGGTACATGCTCCGCGCCTCGGCGCAGATCCCGGAGCGACGGTACGCGACGAAGGCCATCGAGGCAGCGCGCCCGGCCGCGATCGAAGAGGTCAAACGTGCCATCACGGAGTGACCTTTTCCGGCTCGGCTCCGAGCTGTTCCAGAAGGCGGGCGTCGTGACCGTCATGCGGGGCAACCACTACCCGGACGACGACGGCCTGCCCGCCAACGCCTACCCGCTCGTCGCGTGGGTCGAAGGCGCGCCGCTCTCGCAGCCGTCGCGCCTGAACCCGCAGGGCAACTACGCCTTCGACATCGAGGGCCGCATCTCCTGCACGCTCTGGATCTACACCGCCAGCGTTCAGGATGCCCGCCTCGGTGACGCCGGTTGGTCGCTCATGGACGACCTGCACGACGCCGTGCTGCGGCAGTTCGCAGTCTACTTCGCGGGCGACGCCGCGTCGGGCGGCAACACGTCGAACACGACCGTCTTCGAGCCGGACACCTTCGAACCGTTCTACTGGTACATCGGAAAGAACCCGATCATCGGGGCCGAATTGATGCTGAAGTATCGCCTCGCGTTCGCATAGAGAAGGAGGACTCGCACCATGCCCATCACGTTCCCGGCTTCCTACGCAATCGACCCCAAGAACTTCATTCAGGGGCCGACGAGGGCGTGGTACGCGCCCTACGTCGCAGCCGGTGCCGATCCGTCGACGGGTAACATCGTGTCCCTCGGCGCGATCGACAAGGGAGGTTTCGAGTGGGACCACAAGCTGACCTACTCCGAGACGGAGCTTGATCAGTCCACGGTCCCGGCGGACGCCTTTCTGTCGAAGCAGGAGTACGACATCAAGATCAATTTCCTTGAGCTGTCGCCTGCGAACCTGAACATCATGCTCGGCTTCAACGCGGCGTCGCTGGTGTCCGGTGGCGGCATCAACACGCAGTCGATGGGCGAGCCGTTCGACGTGCAGGCCGGGGCCAACCCGTCCATGCGCCCGACGTACCGGCAGCTCATCCTCCAGTTCCCGTCGAGCGGGCACGACAACACGACTTCGCCGATCGGAGCGTGGGGATACCTGCAGTTGTTCAAGACGTACGTGCAGGCCCACGGAGCGATCAAGTTCAACAAGGACAACATGGCGATGGTCGCCGTGACGTTCCGCGCGCTGGCCGACTTCACCGTGTCGGGCGCGTACAAGATGGGCAAGCTGATTCTCCAGTAAACGAAGGAGGCCGGATGCGGCCCGTACTCTTTCGCCCGGATTGGAAGCACCGCGAGCTGATCCTTCGGATCGGCAAGGGGGACTACCATTTCCGGACGTTGTCGCTCTACGACGTGTGGTCGATCTGGCCGCACATTGTCCCGATCCGTGAGGCGGTCGAGCGCGGGAAGCCTCTGGAGTTCGCGCGACGGTTCAGCGCGCTCCTTGAGCACATCTGCCCCGGCCTCACCACGTCGTCAGACTTCGAGAAGTGGACGCAGGTGCATCTCGACGCGCTGCTGGAGTTCTACTCGATGCAGGACTGGGCGCGGATTCAGGCGCTGGCGGAAAACCTTGGCTCCGGAGAGCCGCCACCGGACAAGAAGCCCGACGACGACATGTCGAACGAGTCGAGGTTCTTCCTGATCTGCATGGCAGCGGCGAGGGCAACGGGGATGTCCGTGCCGGAGTTCGTGGAGAACAGGTTCGAGTTCTGCGCCGACGCCTTCATGGGATTGAAGAAGAGTCTCCGGGCCGACATGGACAAGTCGAGCGGGTCGGCCGCCGACTTCTTCCGCACTGCTGCCTCGATCCTCCCCGCAGACATCCTGTCGCCAGACGACGAGCGGCCGGACTGGATCAAGGACATCGAAGCTCAGACAGGTAAAGGCCCCGGTGTCCAGTAATCCCGGCCTCGAAATCCTCATCCAGTCGATCCTCGATTCGAAGGGATTCGACGAGCTGAAGAACCGTCTCGAAGAGGCGAAGGACGCGGCTCAGAGCGCCCTGAAGCCGGACCCGGCAGCGGCGTTCAAGGACGCGCTTCTGGAAGTGGGCGTGGCCGTGGTCGGTATCGGCACGGCGATGGAGGCGTTGAAGGAAGGTATCGAGTTCGTCAAGGAAGCCCTGAAGGCCGCGATCGAGGGTGAGCGGCTGATCGACCAGATGGCCGCCGCGAACGAGGTGTTCGCCAAGTCCTCCGGAGTCTCCAAGGCCGCGTCGGAGGAATGGGCACGTGCGCTGGAGACGAGCGCAGGAGTCGCACGGGACCAGTTCATCCCGGCCTACACCCGGCTCGTCGCTGTGACCGGCGACGTCGAGACGGCGCAGCGCCTGACGACGGTGGCGGCTCTGGCGCAAAAGGCCGGTCTCGGGGAGGCCAGCGAGGCGGCCGCCGCGATGATCCGGTACATGGAGACGGGCAACACGTCGGCCCGCGGCTTCGGTGCCGTGATCAAGTCGCTCGCGGGGGACACGAAGGACACGTCGGCGGGGCTCGCTGCTCTGGAGAAGGCCGTCACCGACATGGCGGGCAAGGTCAACGACGCTTCCACCAGAACCGACCAGCTCACGCAGCGGTGGAAGCAGGCGAAGGAAGCTCTCGGGGAGTTCTTCACGTGGCTCGTGGACCTGAAGGAGATCGCGCTGAAGGGTGCGTCCTACGCGATCGCCGGGTTCACGGCGCTGATCATCGGCCTACAGGCCCCGTTCCGGGCCGTGCTGGCGGCTGCCAAGCCGCTGTTCGGCGCGGTTGTCGAGTTCATCGAGGGCAACTACAAGAAGGCGTGGGCCTCGCTGAAGGAGTCCGGCAGCGCGATCGCAGAGACGTTCGAGACGGCAAACATGAAGGGCCGAGAGCTGTTCCGCCAGCTCGACAAGTCGTGGGAGGACCACGCGAAAAAGGTCGTCGACGTCAACCAAAAGCTCAAGGTTCCGATCATCAAGACGAAAGACGACATCCTGAAGGAAACCGAGGAGGCGATGCGGAAGGAGCTGACCGTCGCCGAGATCACGGCTCACGGCGAAGAGGAGCTGATCCAGAACAAGATCGCGGTGTACAAGAAGTATCTCGCGCTGTTCCCGCTCGGCTCGCAGCAGCAGCTCGACGTCGTGAAGGCCATGAAGTCGGCCACCGAGCAGGAGGAGAAGATCCTCCAAGCCGACGAGGCGTACCGCGTCGCCCGCGAGAAGCGCATCCACGATCTCGAAACGAAGGACGACGCCGACCGGGTGCGCCAGTTCAACAAAGACCACAAGACGTACATCACGACCGAAGAGGCTGCGCTGAAGGAGCGGTTCAAGAGCGAGCTGGAGTACAAGCGCAACGTCGCGAAGCTCTACGACGACATGGCGGCGGAGTTCATTGACGACGAGCAGATGAAGACCGAGTACCACAAGAAGGCCGTGGAAGCTCGGGTGGCGGCCGACCAGCAGGAGGCGAAGCTCCAAGAGGAAGTGGCCTCTGGCGTCATGGGTCTGGCCTCGGAGATGTTCGGCAAGAGCAAGGCGATGTCCATCGCTCAGGCCGTGATCAACACGTACGAGGGAGCGACGAAGGCGCTGTCTCAGGGCGGCATTTACGGCGCGGTGCTGGCTGCCATCGTGATCGCGACAGGCTTGGCGCAGGTGGCGAAGATCGAGTCCACGGACCCGACGTCAGGCGGGAGTGGAGGCAAGAGCGGCGGCGGCTTCGACGACCCGCGCAACGACTTTGCCGCGTACCTCGGTGGGCAGCGGTGGGCGAAGGACATGGTGGATCACTTCTCCGCTGGTGCAGCGGCAGGGTTCCACCATCAGGTCACGACGAACGACAACCGCAAGACGTTCAACCAGCAGCAGTTCAAGACCAGCCACACGGCCAACTATTCGATCCGCGATGTCGGCCTGCTCGATCCGTCGAGCGATGTGATGATGCGGAAGCTCGTCCGGCGGCTTCAGGTCGTCGGCGTGCAAGAAGGCCAGCGGACGCCGAAGTAGCGAATGTCGATTCTCTATTCGCTCCGCGTCCGTCCGGCGTGGGCACCAAGTTTCAGTCCGCAGTGGACCGACGTGACGGACACGCTGATCGTGGACCAGCTCCCGTCGATCTCGATCAATTCGGAGAGAGCCGACATCCCGTTGCTGGCCGTCGCGTCGGACCTGTCGATCACGGTGCTGAACGCCGACAACCGATGGGACGCGCTCCTCGACTCGACGAAGATCGTAGGGCCGCTGCCGCCGACGTCAGGCGCACAGCTCCGCTCGCCGCTCGTCAACTACGGCCGCGTCCTGCTGTGCCGCAAGTCCACCGAGCAGACGCAGTGGGAGGTGCTGTTCTTTGGGTACATCGACCAGCACGGCGTCCGGTTCAACCGGCTGGAAAAGCTCGTGACGTTCACGGCGTACTCGCCGCAGAAGCTCTTGGAACAGGGCAACGCCGAGCGCGTCCAGCGCCTCAAGTCGATCGTCGTCGCTCGGCCGTTCACGCTGACCGGCTACGGCCTCGTCCATCCGACGGTCAGCCCCGGTCAGACGCAAGAGGACAATTCGTGGTGGCTGATCCCGAACGGAGCGGCCATCCCGCTCCAAGCGGGCGACGACTTCCGGATCGTGCGATTCGTCTCGACGTGGTCCGAGAATATGCAGACGATCCCGATCGTCAATACGACCCTGACCATCGTGCAGGTGCAGCCGCACAACAACGACCTCTTCATCCAGACGACCGACTCTCCGGCACAGCCGGTGATCAACGGCCCGGCGCAGGCGACGGTCGAAGTCATGACGCCGTGGTATCGCTCGCGGGGGTGGGAACAGCTCGTCCTCGATCTCGTCGCCGAAGCTAACACGGCGCTCGGGCTGCTCGGCTCGCAGGACTCGCTCACGGTTGACGTGACGAACCTCCCGCTCTTGCAGGGCTCCTCGCAACTCTTCGCGCAGCTCATCAACATGAGCGACGTGGTCGTGCCCGTCACCGGAATCGCCTACGGGCAATTCGGCCCGGCTGCGCCGAAGGGTCTCTTCTACTCGACCGAGAGCGCGCCGACGGCGCAGGGCGTCGCTGCCGAGAAGCCGGACATTCTCGGCCCCCGAACGCTCAATACGGCGACTCCGGTCTTCCAGCCGGGCACGATTCTCTCGGGCTATCAGGCCGCGCCGGACGATGGGCAGACGAGCCGCGTGTTCCCGACGCAGCCGGACTTCGCCAACCTCGCGCCCGACTTCGCGACGAATGACATCGTCTTCGTCGGCAAGGACATCCACACGTTCAACATCGGGAGGATCGGCGATGCCGCGCCGGGGATGCTCCTATCCGACCAGTACTGGCGCACGACGCGCTGGTGCCGCACCCCGACGTCGCTGTTCGCCGGGCCGGGAGTGCCGAAGCGACACTACCGCTTGTACGCCTATCAGGTGCCCGTCAGCGGGACGACCGGCGCGTTCCTGTCGGGTATCCAGATCACCGAGCTTCTATCGTCCAACAGCGGCACGAATTGGACGATGGGATCGAACGCCCGCGACGACATCGTCGTCAACCCGAGGGGCGGCAGCCAGTATGGCAGCCTCGAACCGCCCATCGGATCGGCGGCGCGCGCCGACATCAAGGTGGTCGAGGTCAACCCCGGTTCGTTCCTCTACTGCTGGTGGAACCCGCTGAAGAACTTTTCCTCCGAGGCCTACGTGAAGGCGTCGAGCACCGACTCTCAGGCGGCCACGTACATGATCCCGCCGCCCGCGTCGTTCGTGGACTCGACGCGGCCCGCGTCCGGCGGCAGCGGCTTCGTCTACGAGGCCGTGACCAACTTCGGAAACGACGGCCGCAATCTGTTTTTCTTCTGCGAGGTGCAGGGCAAGATCGGCGTCGACCTCTACTGGTGGAACGGCTCGGCGATGGTGAAGGGAAGCATCGTCGACAATACCGGCCTCGGCATCTCGTTGATCGGCGGCGACTTCGGCAACGCGATCATCCAACTCACCGATCCGAATGGCCCTCCGAAGCGGTTCTACGTGATGGTCGGCAATACGCTATTCTCGCTCGTCTACACGTTCGACTCCGTCGGCGGCACCATGACGTTCACGAGCGGGCAAATCGTCGTGATCGACTCTCCCAACTACGACCAGTACACCGAGGACAACGCGCATCAGGTGAACAACCCGATGGCGCTGGCGTGGATCGCTGGCCGGGTCTTTCAAGCGAACCCCGGCGAGCCGAACTACTCGACGGCAGCGGAGGCGCAGCTCGTCGGCACGCTGACGAACATCTACATCGTCTCGACGGTCGCGACGAACATCGTGGACTACGCCGACTACGAAGGGCAGTCCACAGCGGCGGCGCTTGCGGACATGATCGTGATCCGTGGCTATCAGATGATGGCCGGAGCCGATCAGGATTTTGTCGCCAACCCGGCGAGCTACGACCCGATCGCCAAGGTCACGTTTCGCCCCCGGTTGCTGATCGCCCCGGTGCCTATCGACATGTCCCAGTGGACAGAGGCGTGCGAGGACGGGCTGTGGATCTTGAACTACACCTCGATCGGCGTGAAGAATTCGAAGCTCTCGATCGGCCCGTACTACAACTACGCTGCGCTCACGACGCCCAACGGCATCCAGTACTCGATCAAGCCGCCGCGTTTCCCCGGATCGGCATCGTTCGTGATCGACTCGCCGCTGATCTCCACGGCGTCGTTCTGCCAGCTCCTCGCCAACTACTACGCTCAGGATTTCCTCGTCCCGCAGCCGGACGCAACCATCGTCGTGCGAGATCCTTACGTCGTCGGACTCGGGAGCAAGTTCAACCTGCTCGATCTCGTGACGTATCTCGTCAGATCGCCCGACAGCAACTCGGGCACAATAGTGCGGCAGGGCAGGATCTTCACAATCGACTACCAGCTTGATCTGGCGCTCCTGACGCTGAAGGTGCAGTAGCATGGCCGCAATCCAGCCACGGCTCGCGATTGGTGCTTCGTGGAACCCCACGACGTTCGACGGGACCGGCATCCTCTCGCTCTGCTACGGCGATCCCGATGTGAACCCGCCGTTGAACCGCGTGAAGTTCATGGCGCACACGATCCCGCTCGCCGATCAGAGGCAAGTGGCCTCGCTCGTCGCTCCGCGCCTGTTCCGGCGTACGGGCTACGGCGTGAAGCTGCGGTTCGACATCGAGATGCTGTACGAGACGAACACCTTCCCGCCGATCAACGCGGGGTTCCCCGGCTCGCACGGCGGAGCGGACATCAGCCTCGACGCGATCGCTTCGATCTTGGGGCGCTCTGCTGGCGGCACATCCGGCTCGGCGGGCAGCCCGAGTCCGCCGTACCTGTTCCTTACGACGGCCTACCAGACAGCCTTCGAGCAGTGGATTGCAGTTGAAGTCGATCCGTCCGCTGGCAACCCGGAGACGGAGGAGCCGTACGTGCTGAAGACGTACCTGCGGCAGATGGCGCTTCAGCTCGTCTCGACTCAGACGTGGAACCGCGTCCAGCTCCGCTACGCTGCCAACCCGATCGTGCTGACGCCTTCGGGGACGGCCTCGGTCGGTGCGAGCGGCAGCGGCCCTCCGTACAACGCGACGATCACGCTGTCGGCCGCGTTGCAGGCGTCGCTCGTCGCTGGAGATGCCCTTCTGCTGCTCTGGCCGCCGTACCAGTGGTATCGGTTCGTGATCACGTCGATCAACGGAGCACGCACGACCATCACGGCTCAGTCGCAGCAGCCGTGGCCGTCGTCGATCTCGAACACAACCTACCGGACGTTTCACTCGGAGAATGCGCCGTTCTTCTGGATGCCCTACTGGGTCTTTTCGGACTACGCGAACGCGAACCTGCCGCAAGGATTCTTCCCGATGCCCTCGCTCGTGCAGATCATCGGGGGCGGAGCGAACCTGTGATCCCCGACACGTGGCAGTGGACGGCTCTCCCGACGGGATGGCAGCCGAACGTGGCGGCGACGCTCCAGTTCCCGCCACAGCTCAGTGCAAATCTCGGTTGGACGATCAAGCAACGCTCTCGGCGCTGGCTGTTGCCGACGCCGTCCGCCGCGTGGGCGGGGAACGGGAGAATCATGCAGGCCCTACAGACCCTCGAAAAGTTCCACGAGGACAGCCGCGTCTACACGTTCGACTTCTCGCTGCAGCCAGAGATTCAGGCTGGCGACGCGCTCACGTCGGCGAACGTGACGGCCTCGCCGTCCGACAACAACCTGATCCTGCTCGCGCCGTCGATCGTCAGCCCGGAGGTTCAGGTCGTGATTCAGAACGGAAATCCGGGCGTCAATTACCTCGTGACCTGTGTTGCCGTGACGGACGGCGCGCAGACAGGAACCCCGGCGACGATCACCGCGCTCGGGAAGCTCTACGTCGTCGATCCGTCGACACTCTGAGGAGGCAGACCATGAAGAAGCTCATCGCCGGACTGACCACGTTCCTCGCTGCCGCACTCGCGGCAGCTACCACGCTGACGGGCACGATCACGTACGGCGACGGGAGGCCGGTGACCGGGACGCTGACGCTCACGCCGTCGGCCCGGATGAACAAGCTCGTGACGCCGACATACTGCGGAGGCCCCGGCACGCTCGTCCCGCAGAACCCGCTGACGGTCAGGATCACGAACGGCGTCGTCCCGGCGAACACGAACATCCCCGGACAGGACTGCGTGTCGCCCGCGAACACGTGGTACGACGCGCGGCTGATCGACACCAGCGGCAAGGTCGTGATTCAGGAGTCGTGGCGCATCACCGGCATGGTCGTGGATCTCGGCCACATCCTCCCGATCGTGACGCCGCTGGCGACGCCGCTGGCGCTGAACGGCGACGTGACCGGCGACGTGACGCAGAGCATCGTCTCGCGGTTGCAGGGCATCCCGCTGTCACCGACGCACCCGATCACCGGCCAGATCCTTCTCTACGACTCCGTTACGAACACGTGGGCTCCCGGCTCCGTTGCCGGTACTGGCACGGTCACTTCTGTGGCCATCTCCCCTCCCCCAGAGCTGAATGTGGCCGGGAGTCCAATCACGTCAGCCGGGACGTTCACGCTCTCGTGGGCCGACGAGGCGCAGGCCACGGTGCTCTCGGGGCCGACCGGAGCGACCGGGCCGCCGACATTCCGAACGCTCGTCAAGACCGACATCCCGAACATCGACGAAGCGCAGGTGATCAACCTCGTGACGGACCTTGCTAACACGGTGCCGACGAGCCGCGCGGTCAACACGACTTCCCCTCTCGCCGGAGGCGGGCCGTTGAGCGGCGATCTGACGCTGACGGTCGGGACGTTCGGGAACGCCGTCTCTGGAGTCGTACCGGCTTCCGGCGGCGGCACGACGAACTTCCTGCGCGCCGACGGTACGTGGGCACCGGCCGGGGCCGGGTCCGTCTCGTCCGTGGCGCTCGCAGCGCCCGGCTCGATCATGACCGTCACCGGATCGCCTGTGACTTCGAGCGGGACGCTGACGCTCAACCTGACCACGCAAGTCGTCAACTCGGTATGGGCTGGCCCGTCGAGCGGTCCGTCTGCCGCGCCGACGTTCCGTCTCCTCGTAGCTGCGGACATTCCCAACATCGCGGAGTCCCAAGTCACGAACCTGACGACCGATCTTTCGAACCGCGTCCAGACGAGCCGCAACATCAACACGACCGCGCCGATCACTGGCGGAGGAACGCTCGCGTCCGACCTGACGCTCGGGATCTCGAACTTCACCAACTCGACGGCCGGGGCGGTCCCGGCGAGCGGTGGCGGGACGACGACGTTCCTCCGGGCCGACGCTACCTTCCAGACGGCCGTGACGTCCGTGGCCGTCTCTATGCCCGCCGAATTCTCGGTGTCCGGCTCTCCAGTGACGACCACCGGGACGATCGCCGTGACGAAGGCGAACGAGACGGCGAACACGGTCTACGCCGGGCCGACCACCGGCAGCGCGGCAGCTCCGACGTTTCGCGGGCTGGTGGCTGCCGACATCCCGAACATCGCGGAGTCTCAAGTCACCAATCTCGTCTCCGATCTGGCCGGGAAGGCGGCGACGTCCACGACGATCGCCACGACCGCCCCACTGTCCGGAGGAGGCGACCTGTCGGCCAACCGCACCTTCTCGCTGACTCTGAACAGCTCCGGCTGTCTCTCGGCCACGGGCGGCCTCGGGATCGCGGCCGGGTGCATCACCGACGCGATGCTGTCGCCCACGACCGGCTTCGTGAAGCGCGACGGAACGACGCAGCTCACGAACTCGTGGAACATCGGCCCGCAGAACCTCGGCCTGAACGAGCCGACGCCGCTGTACGGATGGCACCAGCTCGGCGGTGGCATGAGGCTCGAAGCCGTTGCGTCGCCCGGAGCGCCCACCGTGACGCCGCAGGGTACTCCCGGCGTGACGAATTACACGTACCAGATCGTCGGCATCGACCACAACGGCGGCAAGACGCTTGCCGGATCGGCCGGTACGACCAGCACGGGCAACGCGACGCTGACGTCCGTGAACTACAACCACGTCACGTGGACAGCGGTGCCGGGTGCTTCGACCTACGACGTTCTGATCAACGGCACGACCACGTCGGTCGCGACGAACATCTCTACGACCTTCTACGACGATCAGGGCGGCACACAGGCCCCGTACTCGCCGCCGATCCGGAACTCGACGGCCGACATGACGATCGACGGCAACCTGACGGCGACGATCGGCTTCTCGGGGTCGATCACCGTGCCCGGCACCGTCACGGCCACGCAGTACATCTCGAACGTCTCGACCGGGACCGCCCCGCTGGTGGTGACGTCCACGACGCCTGTAGCGAACCTGACGCTCGCTTCCGACACGCAGCTCCCGACGATCTCGACGCCGGGCACTGTCTCGAACAGCGCGACAACCGGGACGTCGGCCAACACGCCGAATACGCTCGTCCTGCGCGACGGCTCGGGCAACTTCGCTGCCGGGACGATCACCGGGACTCTCTCGGGTAACGCGACGAACGTGACCGGCACGGTGGCCATCGCCAACGGCGGCACCGGCCAGACGACCGCCAACGCGGCCTTCGGGGCTCTGTCTCCCATGACGACCACCGGCGACATCGAGTACGAGTCCGCGCCGGGCGTGGCGTCGCGCCTCGCTGGCAACACGACGACGACGAAGAACCTCCTCACGTCTACAGGCACCGGCTCTGCGGCGCTGGCCCCCGTTTGGGGCACTCTCGTCGCTGGCGACATTCCCAACATCGCCGAGTCGCAGGTGACGAACCTGACGACGGATCTGGCTGCGCTGACGCCGCAGACCCGGCAGATCATCGCCGGAAGCGGCCTGACCGGCGGCGGCGATCTGACGGCCGACCGTACGCTCTCGGTGCCCAACAGCGGGATCACCGATCCGATGCTCGCTTCGACTCCGCAGATCGCCTCTGTCGCCAACTCGCTCGTCAAGCGCGATGCGTCCGGGAACTTCGCCGCCGGAACGATCACGGCAAACCTGACCGGCAACGCTTCGGGAAGCGCTGGATCGTTCACCGGATCGCTCTCGGGCGACGTGACCGGCACGCAGTCGGCCACGGTAGTCGGAGCAGTCGGCGGCTCGACGGCGGCGAACGTCCACTCGGCAGAGCTCGCTGCGAACGCCGCAACGTCGGCCAATACCGTCTCGACCATCGTGCGTCGGGACGGCTCCGGGAACTTCTCCGCTGGCACGATCACCGGCCAGCAGTTCCTCGGACCAGCGACGGCCTTGCAGTCGGCCACGACTTCGGTGGACGTCTCGGCTGCGACAGCCCCGACTTCCGGGCAGCTCCTCTCAGCGAGCAGCCCGACGGCGGCCTCGTGGATCACGACGTCTGGCACCGGAACGCCCGTCGGCACCGGCCGAGCGATCAACACGAATTCGCCGCTCGTAGGCGGCAACGTGCTAACCAGCGACCTGACGCTCGGCGTCCTGACATTCAGCGCGTCCAACCCCGGCGTCGTGCCGACTTCGACCGGCTCGTCTGGCGACGTGCTTCACGCTGACGGCACGTGGAGTCCGACGGCTGGCGCAGGGACGGTCACGTCCGTCGATCTCTCCATGCCCGCAGAGTTTTCCGTCTCGGGCAACCCGATCACCGGGGCCGGAACGCTGACGGTCACCAAGGCCACGGAGTCGGCAAACAAAGTGTTCGCCGGACCCACGACGGGTTCGCCCGCAGCGCCCACCTTCCGGCTGCTGGTGGCGGCGGACATCCCGAACATCGCCGAGAGCCAAGTCACGAATCTCGTGACCGACCTTGGCAACCTCACGCCGCAGTCGCGCAACATCAACACGACGTCGCCGCTCGCCGGGGGAGGCGCGCTCTCGGGCGACCTCACTCTCTCGCTCGGTACGGTCGGCTTCGCCAACGGCGGCAACGGTGCGAGCACGACGTGGACGGCCGGGTCGATGCTGTACTCGACCGGCACCGTGATGGCGCAGGACAACGCGAACCTGTTCTGGGACTCGACCAACAAGCGGCTCGGCCTCGGGATCAACTCGGGGCTCGGCGCTGTGCTGCACGTCAAGAACACGGCGGCTGCGCCGCACATCGAGCTGGAGGGCTCCGACAGCGGCTCGAACAACGGCGCGCAGATCCTCTTCCATACGACCGGCACATCGGCGCGTGACTTCATCCTCGGGCAGGGATGGATCGGCCCGCGTGCGACGACGCTCGGCAGCTTCTCGCTGTACGACTCCACGGCTTCGGCCAACCGGATCGAGGTCAGCGGCGACGGATTCTTTTGCGTGACGAACTGCACGCCGATCTACGTCGGGACGCCGTCGCCGCTCTACGGCAACACGGACGGCGTTCTGGCCGTCAACGCCGGTAGCGGTAACTCGTATCTCTCGCTGATGTACTCGGCCTCCGACGTGAACAACGCGGTGATCGGGAGCATCGACTTCCTGAACCGCAACGAGACGAACATCGCGTTCGTCCCGCAGACAGCCCGCATCCAAGGCGTCGCCGAAGGCTCGACCGCTGGGGATCGTGGCAGCCGGATCACGTTCACGACCAAGCAGGACGGGTCGCATGGTCCGGCCGAGAAGATGCGGCTCGACAGCAACGGCAAGCTGCGCGTTGGCCCGACGACGATGGCCGTCAGCACCCCCAACGCGGCGGTCTACGCGATCGGCACGGCCAGCGCAACGAAAAACGTCACGCTCGCCAATGGCCTGAATTCGGACATTGACCGCACGTCCGGCGCTTACTACTACGGCTTCATCCGCATCCTCGGGCCGTCCGGGGCGTTCTCTATCGGCGGCTTCGGCGGCGGCCTCGACGGCGACATCCTGTACGTCTACAACACGACGTCGCAGACCATGACCATCGTGAACGAGGACGCCTCGTCCACGGCGGTGAACCGGATCACAACCCTGACCGGCGGCAACGTCACTTTGCGCTCCAGCGCGCCATCGGCCGCGACGTTCATCTACAGCTTCTACGACAGCCGGTGGATCTTGATGAGCAGCAACTAATGAGTCCGTGTGCGTGGATCGTCCTCGGGGCGGTCGTGCTTGCCGTGATCGCGCTGCTGTTCGACTTCGCTGGCATTGTCGCCGATTGGCTCAGGAGTAGGTGATGCTTGGCCCGAGCCGCGACCCGTCGGTCCTCTGCTCGCTCTGCACGGCGAGCCTGAAGGGCATCATGATCGACTTCTCGATCAGCCTTCCGGGCTTCTCTGTTCGCATCATCCAGACAGAGCGGTCGGTCGCCTACCAGCAGATGCTTTACGCCTCCGGGCGCACGCAGCCGGGGCCGTGGCTCACGAACTGCGACGGCGTGACGACGCTCTCGAATCACCAGCAGCAGATCAAGCACGGCGAGAACGCCTGCCACGCATTCGACATCGGCGTATTCAAGGCCGACGGGACGTACCTCTCGGAAGCGACCTACTACGAACCGCTCGCAACCATCGCCCCGAATCACGGCATGGTCAGCGGGTGGTCGTTCTCGCGTCAAGATCCCGATCACGTGGAGTGCAACCCGGACTTGGCGGCACCGGCCACGGTGACCGCCTAACGAAAGGAGTCTCGCCGATGAGTTCCGTCCCCCCGGCCCCCGCCCCTGCCCCGACGCAGCCGTTCTACACGTCGAAGACGTTCTGGACGATGTTCGTCGCGGCCGTGTTCAACCTTCTCCCGACGGCTGGAGTGACCGTGACGCCGACGATCCAGATGATCGGCAACGTCGCGCTCGCGGGACTCGGGATCGTCTTCCGGTGGCAGGCCGACACGCCTCTCGCCGTCAAGTGATTCAGGTGGCGGCCACGCAATCGCAGCCGCAGTCTCCGCCGCCCGGCTCGCCCGCGTGGATGGGCCTCGCCATGCGAGCCGGGTGGTGGGGCGTCGTCGGGATGCTCCTCGCCGCAGCCGGGGAACTGGTGCAATTCGTCTGGCCGGACTCGACGCGGTTCGACAACCTGACGCACGCGTTCATGTGGTTCGGCGCAGCCGCGACGATGATCGGCCTCCAAGCCCACGCCAAGCGAGCCACCGACATCGCGGTCAACACCGCCGCCGACAGCGCGATCGACCGGGCGCAGATCCTCGATGCCGTGACGCCGAAGGACGTGACCGTGACTCCAAGCTCGTCCGAACCCGTCGTCCAGAAAGAAATCGAGAAGCGGAGCACCCAATGAGCAGCAACGACCGCACGACCACCGGCCTTCGACGCCGGTCAGCCGACCGCGAGCTGGAGCAGATGTGGAGCGTGGTCAACTTCCTCAAGGCCGTGCTGGTCGGAGAGGCGGCTGACCAGCACGGCGGGCTTCGCAAGGACGTCACGGACCTCAAGGCCAGCTCTCAGGCCAACCGAAGACTCCTCTGGATCACCCTCGGCACTCTTCTCACGAGCCTGATCCTTCATCTGTTCAAGTTCCTGTGAAGTTGTGGAGGGGACTGTCGATGGCGAAGGTCTCCGATGACTGGCCGAGCGCCATGATGCAGGCCGTTCGGCGAATCGAGCTCGAAGTCGGCCGCGTGATGAGGCGTCAGAGCGGCGAAATGGAGTATCTTCGGGCGATTCGAGATCGGCTGGACGAGATTGCGAAGCTGCTCGATCGGGCGTCTCACCGGTTGCAGAAGCACGACGAGTGGGAGCGCGACCTCAAGGATCCGAAGCGGTGAGGTGGATTCGACTGCTCTTCGGGGGAGGAACGATGTGCAGAGTGGAGCGTCAAGGACCGTGGGTCGTCGGCAGCGACTTCGTGTGCGTTGCCTCTCGGGTCGTCGGACTCGAAGATCGAAGACACGGCACGCTCATCTTTCTCGACACAGGGGACTCGATCCGCACCGACTGCCGGATGCGGGACGTGTTCGACGCGGTCGCGGAAGGCGTGGCGGTGAGTTTAAAGATCGTGGTGGGAACGCCGCAGGAACAACCCTGACGGCGAAAGGAAGGAGTGCATCATGACGAACGTTTCCATGACCGACAGCCAGCAGGTGCTGGTCACAGTGGCGGGCGGCATCGACAAGAAGGGCAACCCGGCCCCGCTCGACGGCAACCCGACGTTCACGTCGGCGGACCCGACGATCGTGGAAGTTCAGCCGGACCCGGCTGGCAACCCGAGCGCGGCGCTGCTCGTGGCGAAGGGGCCTCTGACTTCCGCGACGATCGTGACCGTGACGGCGGACGCGAAGATCGGGCCGGACGTCGAGAACATCACCGACAACATCTCGGTCGAGATCACGGCGGGTCAGGCTACCTCGTTCGCGATCACGGTCGGAACCCCGGCGGAACAGCCCTAGTTGTGGCGCAGGCGGCCGGTCAGCATCGGAAGACGGCTCATACCCGTCCCTGAACCGGGGCGCGACTCCCCGGGCCTGCAACCCTTCGTGTTACACTTCGCCGCAATCGTGGCCGTCCATTTCCTCCATCCAGCGGACCGGGTGCCCTGCTTGGCGGCGGGGCACCCGGACTGTCCCTCGGCGGCCGTGTGACGGATCAGGCGGCGACGGCCAACCCGCCCGAACGCATCTCCCCCGGCCTCTCCCCTCTCCTCGTCCCCATCGCTTCGCTGGCGCTCGACCCGAAGAACGCCCGGCTGCATTCGGCCCGCAACATCGGGGCGATCAAGGACTCCCTCGTCGAGTACGGGCAGCTCAAGCCCGTCGTCGTCCGCGACGGCGTCGTGATCGCTGGCAACGGCACGGTGACTGCCGCGCTGGCTCTCGGATGGGAGCGTATCGCCGCCGTCGACGCGAAGGAGCTGACGCTCAGTCAGGCCCGCGCCTTCGGCATCATGGACAACAAGAGCGCGGAGCTGGCCGAGTGGGACTTTCAAGTCCTTGCCGACCACTTCCGTGAGATGGAAGAAGACCTCCGTGTGCACACCGGCTTCGAGGACTTCGAGATGGAGCCGCTGCTCGAGGCCGACTGGACGCCCGGCGCGCCGACGAAGACCGACTACTCCGAGCACGTGATCTTCACCGTGTCGGCACGACAGGCCAAGAGGATCCAGCGGGCGATCAAGAAGACGGGCGAGCAGGAGGTCGGCGACGCGCTCGTCGAGATCGCCACGTTCTACCTTGACGGCAATTAGGTTGTCGGTCCAAGCCGGATCCGGCCGCGACGTTCGTCTGGCCCCCGCCGTTCGTCTGGCCGTCTCGGGAGAGTCCCCGGCCACGGCAGGCAAGAACGCGATCCGCGACAAGTGCCTCGGCCCCGACGTCCGGCTGGCCGTGAGCGGTTCGAGCGGCAACAACCCGGTGCGCGACATCAGCCTGTCGCCCGAGATTCGTCTGGCCATCTCGGGCGGTGGCCGCTGCCCGGACGACCGGCTGGTACCGCCGACAATCCGGCTCGCTCATGTCCCCGGCGCGCAGGGCGACAACATCCTGCTCGGCCAGCGCGGCGTCCCGCAGCTGCCGGAAGAGGCGCTGCCCGCCCTGCTCGTCTCGTTCTTCTACTTCCAGCCGTTCGCCGCAGCGCGCGACCGGTGGGCCTTCCGCGACTGGGCGCTCGACTCGGGCGCGTTCTCCGCGAAGAATTCCGGCGTGACGATCGACCTCGACGCCTACATCGAGACGTGCAAGAAGCTCAAGGACACCGACCCGCTGCTGACCGAAATCTTTTCGCTCGACGTGATCGGCGACTGGAAGGCGTCGGCAGAGAACGCCCGGAAGATGTGGGCGGCGGGGATCCCGGCAATCCCGACGTTCCACATCGGCGAACCGTGGGACGCGCTGAAGAGGATGGCGGGCGAGTATCCGAAGATCGCTCTCGGCGGCGTGGCGCTGGCCCGCGGCAAGCGCAAGCTCGGATTCCTGCGGGAATGCTTCGCCCGCGTCTGGCCCAAGAAGATCCACGGATTCGGCTGCTCCGACGAGAAGATGCTGCGCAAGCTCCCGTTCCATTCGGTCGACGCGACGAATTGGGAGCTCGCGGCGTGCGGCTTCGGCAACTGGAAGTCCTACGGCAAGCTGTCGGTCCGGGGCTCGACGCAGAACCTTCGCTCCGAGGTCGAGTTCTACCTGCGTCTGGAACGCGAGCTGCAATCCCGCTGGAAGAAGGAGATGGCGCTGCTCGCGAAGGAGGCGTGATGAAAACCATCGTGATCCTCTCGGGTGGCATGGATTCGGCGACCCTCTTGTACGCCGTCAAGAGCCGGGGCGACGCCGTCAAGGCGCTCTCGGTGGACTACGGCCAACGCCACGTCCGGGAGCTGCTGGCCGCAAGCCGCATCTGCGAGGAAGCGGGCGTCGAGCATCGCGTGGCCGATCTGACCGCTCTGCGCCCGTTCATGTCGGGCAGCTCCCAGACCGACGACGTCCCGGTGCCCGAGGGGCACTACACGGAAGAGTCCATGAAGGCGACCGTCGTTCCGAACCGGAACATGCTGCTGCTCGCCACCGCTGCCGCGTGGGCCATCTCCTCGAAGTTCAACTGCGTGGCCTACGGCGCGCACGCGGGCGACCATGCGATCTACCCGGACTGCCGGGAGAGCTTCATCGCGACGATGCGGGAGGCCTTCCTGAACTGCGACTGGCACCCGATCAAGCTCGAAGCTCCGTTCACCGGCATGAGCAAGGCCGACATCGCCAAGCTCGGGGGCCAGCTCGGCGTGCCTTTCGCCCTGACCTACTCCTGCTACGCGGGGCGGGAGAAGCACTGCGGCCGGTGCGGCACCTGTGTCGAGCGGCGCGAGGCCTTCCAGCTCTCGGGCGTCCCCGATCCCACGGCCTACGAGATCGAGAACGTCCCGGTGTCCATGTGATCACCTGCACCCGGCGCGTTCAGTTCGCCGCCGGGCATCGTGTCTACGGCCACGAATCCAAGTGCGCCAATCTGCACGGCCACAACTACGTCGTCCTCTTCGAGGCCGAAGCCCCGCAGCTCGACGACATCGGACGCGTGATCGACTTCTCGGTGCTGAAGCAGCGGCTCGGCGGCTGGATCGAGAAGGAGTGGGATCACGGTTTCCTGTTCGACTGCACGGACGTGGACTGCGCCACGATCTTTGTCGGCTCGACGTGGAAGCGCTTCGCGTGCCCGTTCAACCCGACGGCCGAGAACATGGCCGAGTTCCTGCTGCGGATCGTCAGCCCGGAGCTGCTGAACGCGACCGGCGTCCGGGTCGTCCGGGTCACAGTCTGGGAGACCGAGAACTGTTACGCGACGGCTTCTCTATGAGGAGCGCGAAAGCTCGGATCCATGATCCGAGGAGACGAGCTCGGTGAAGAAGTTTGCGGTGAACGAGGTCTTCTACTCCTTGCAAGGCGAGGGCGGCCGCGCTGGTGAGGCGTCGGTCTTTGTTCGCTTGCAGGGCTGCAACCTTCGCTGTGACATCGAAGAGGGGCCGCTGTCGCCCGGCGGCTGGCGCTGCGACACGGAGTTCGAGAGCGGGCGTCTACTGACCGGCGACGAGCTCGTCGAGGAGATCGGTCGCGTCGGCGGGGCTTGTCGCTGGATCGTCTTCACAGGGGGCGAACCGGCCCTGCAGCTCAACAAAGACGCGGATGCCCTTCTGGCGGCTCTGAAGGACCGGGGCTACCGTCTGGCGATCGAGACCAACGGGACCGTCGCTCTTCCCGACGGGATGTTCGACTGGATCACCGTGTCGCCGAAGACGGCGGAGCACACGCTTCGGCAGCTCACCGCCTCGGAGGTCAAGTACGTTCGCCATCATGGTCAGGGTGTGCCGCATACGCGGGTGAAATCCCCCCTCCGCTATCTGTCGCCCGCCTTCGAGGGTAGCACGGTCGACCGCTCGGTGCTGACTTGGGTGATCGGGTTGTGCAAGGAACATGCCGACTGGCGGCTCTCCGTCCAGCAGCACAAGTGGTGGGGAGTGCGATGACTGAGGAGGCCAGAAGCGCCGCTGTCGGAGGCGCGCAGAGGATCCTGCTCCACCTGATCGGCACGGAGGGTTTCAAGAACGAGGGTGTCCGCCGGACCCCGGAGCGGCTTGTCGCCGCTCTCGAAGAGCTGACGGCAGGCTACCGGATGGACCCGAAGGAGATCCTGACGCGGCGCTTCGACGCCGACGGCTACGACGAGGTCGTGGCGCTGTCGAACATCCGGTTCGTCTCGCTGTGCGAACATCACGTGCTGCCCTTCGAAGGCCGTGCCGGGGTCGCCTACCTGCCGAGCAACCGCGTCGTCGGACTCTCGAAGCTGGCCCGGCTCGTCGACTGCTTCGCCCGGCGGCTGCAGATGCAGGAGCGCATGACGAAGCAGATCGCCGACGCGCTGGCGACCCATCTCGAGCCGCGCGGGATCGCCGTCTTGGTCGAGGGCTCGCACACGTGCATGACGCATCGTGGCGTCGGCAAGATCGGTTCGGTGATGAAGACTTCCGACGTGCGCGGCGTCTTCCGCGACAAGCCCGAGGCCCGAGCGGAGGTCTTCGCTCTGCTGAAGTAGTGTTAGACTTCGTCGACTCCTTTGCGGTTGGTACTGATGCCCGTCGGTCGGATGGTGGCCCGGCCGGCGGGCATCACCTTTTTACGGCTGCTTGATTCGACGGATCGCGCTTCTATAATCGGGTGAAGTCTGCTGGAAGAGAGGAGGTGATCACCGTGACCGGAAGGCTCGTCCGTTTGCCGACCGCACCCGAGCAGCCGCCCCCAACTCCCGCGCCCGCGATCCCCCGATACAGGGCCCCGTATCTGCCGACCATGACCACCGAAGAGGTCGCCGCCCTGCTTCGCATCGTGAGGCGCAGCGGCATCGCTCGCACGACCCGGATCGGCCTGTTCCGCCGCCTCGTCAACGACACGCTCGCGTTGTTCAACCGCTAAACAAAAGGAGCCACCATGGAAGCCACCACCACCACACCCGTCCAGACGGAAGAGACCCCCACGATCAACGACCCCGCGAAGTCCGACTCGCAGAGCCTGATGCGGCTGGAGCGCGTCGCTGCGCCCGCGACGATCACGCACGAACCGCTGCCGTGGATCTACCGGGGCGCGTCGGAGCTTGGCATCGACTCGACCGCCGCCGGGATCCTGACGGCCCCCGTCGACGAGAAGGATCTGGAAATCCTGCCGACCGGCGAGGTCTACGCCTCGCAGGTGCGCTATCGCAAGACCCTGAATGCCGCCGTCGGCGTCGGCAACTGGGCGCTCGTCCCGCTCTGCAAGCCGGTGCTGAAGGACGAGAACATCTGTCAGGAGTGGGCGCTCTACATCCACGGCAAGTTCGCCGGGCGGGCGTGGGGCGAGAACGGCTACACCGGGCAGAACGACCGACAGTCGGAATTCACCGCTCTCGAAGGCGCGAAGTCCGACGCGCTCAAGCGCTGCTGCAAGGATCTGGGAATCGCCTCCGAGTGTTGGGATCGCCGCTACACCGAGGACTGGAAGCGCAAGCACGCCGTGGCCGTCTACACCGAGCGCAAGAAGCGGGACGGGGCCATCTGGAAGGAGGTCGCCTACCGCCGCAAGGACGACCGCCCGTTGATCGGCGAGCAGGGCATCCTCGCGTGGGAGCTGGTGGACAAGTACGGGAAGCTGGCGTTCATGCACACCGGCGCTCCGAAGGCCAAGCCCGCCCCCGCTGCCGCCCCCGCCAAGGACGAGGACGTCTCGCAGGAAGGCTCGACCGACGCCGAGCCGGTCGAGGCAGCACGCGTCGAGAAGTTTGCCGTACAGGCGTTCGAGCGGTACGGCGTCAAGCCCGTGAAGGCCCGCAAGGAGGGCGCGCCGGACGACCATCGGCACTACGCCCGCGGGCTGCGTGACAAGGGCTGGTACTACACGTTCTCCGAGGCCATCGGCGCACAGCTGCGGGACGCTGCCGCTTCGAAGAAGGAGTTCGAGGTCAGCTACGTCGTGACCGAGTTCGGCAACGAGGTGAAGTCCCTTGCCGAGGTCAAGGCGTGAGCGGGGCCGAGGTCTACACAGACGCCGACGACCGCACCCGCTACCTGATCGACGGCCGACCGATCAGCTCCGTCACGCACACGCTGCGCTGCGTGGGCTACACGGAGCCGTTCGACTCGCGGATGCTGATCTACGCCGAGCGGGGTCGCATGATCCACCGGGCGCTGGAGCTGTACGACAAGAAGCAGCTCATGATGGACGAGCTCGACCCGTCGCTGGCCGGGGCCATCCACGGCTACCAGATGTTCATGGACGACACCGGCTTCATCCCGCTCTACTTGGAACACCCGCTCGTCTCGGAGCGCTGGCGCTTCGGCGGGCGGGTGGATCGGATCGGCTTCATCCCCCCGCACACGATCTCGATCGTCGACTTCAAGAGTGCCACCCGCGCCCGTCGTCTCGGCCGCGTCACCGGCTTACAGACGGCGGGCTACGAGATCCTCGCCCGCGACGTCCTGTTCGACGAGCCCGCTTTCGACGCCGTGATGATCGGGGCGGGCGGCTACGCCTTCGCGCAGGGCAAGGGGCCGTATCTCGTCGAACGCTTCGGCCTGTCTCTGGACATCGACGGCAACTACAAGCTGACACCCTTCCGGGAGCCGATGGACGTCCTCCGCTTCCGCGAAGCCCTGAACGTCTGTCACTGCAAAGGAGCGCTGAGAAATGAAATCCGTTACCACAGCTACGACGATGCCGACCGGCCCGACGACCTCGGAGAAGGCTTCGAGCCTGCTGCCTGACGGCGAGGGAACCATCGTTGCCCGCTACCGGGCCATCGAGAAGGGGCTGCTTGCCGGGCTGCCCGCTGTGATCGTCACGCAGACCGACGCCGACCTTGTCGGCGATCTGCGCGCCGAGGCGGGCCGCGTGATCAAGGAGATCGAGGAGTACCACTCGCCCCGCAAGAAGCGGGCTTACGAAATCTGGAAGGACTGGTGCTCTCAGGAGGCCGCCTTGATCGACCCCCTGAAGCGGTTCATGGAAGCGGCCCGACAACTCGTCGTGTCGTGGGTCGACGCCGAGCGCAAGCAGCGGCAGCAGATCGAGAACGAGAAGGCGGCGCTCGCCAAGAAGCAGGCCGAGGATGCGGCCGTGGCGCAGGCGACGACTCTTCAGCGCTTCGGCCGCAAGGCCGAGGCCGAGCAGGTGATCGCCGAGGCGGCGGCGACTCCTGCCCCGATGCCGTCCGAGGCCGCGCCGGTTCAGGTCTCCGGGGTCAAGGTCAAAGAGGTCTGGAAGTGGCGGTTCACGAACACGAAGCTCGTCAACCCGTCATTCCTGATCCCCGACGAGGCGGCGATCACGAAGGCCGTCGCTGGGCTGCGTGAGCGGGCTGCCGAGGTCGTGGGCGGCATCGAGGTCTACAAGCAGACGACGGTTGACAACCGGGGAGGGCGGCGCTGATGTACACGCGCATCTTCGGGCCCGATCTTCTGGACTCGTCGCTGATGGACGCGGCGATCGAGACACGGTGGTTGTTCGTCTCGATGGTGATCCTCGCCGACGAGGCGGGGACGGGGATCGTGGACATCCCGATCACGGCTCTCGCCCGGCGCGTGGGCATGGGGATTGATCAGGTGCGTATCGCTCTGAAAGACCTTCTCGCCCCGGATCCACACTCCCGCTCGAAGAAGGAGGACGGCAGGCGCATCGTCCAGACTTCCGATGATCCTGACCGGGGATGGGAGGTCGTGAACTGGGCCGCGTACAAGACCATCGCCAGCGAGGAGGTCCGGCGGCAGCAGGTCCGCGAGGCGGTGGCGCGACACAGGGCGAAGGGGTCAGGTAATCAAATGAAATCATTGGAAATCACAACTAAGCCCTCAGACTCAGAATCAGACTCAGAATCAGACTCAACTTCAGAATCAAGAGATCGGGTGGCGAAGCGCCCCAAGCGCACACCCTTCGTCAAGCCGACGGTGGAAGAGATCGAAGCCCATCTGCAGAAGATGATCGACAAGGGCCGCGACGAGTACCGCAGCATCAAGGCCCTGAAGTTCTACGCGCACTACGAAGCCCGCGAGTGGCACTTCAACGGCAACGTGCCGATGAAGAATTGGCGTGCCGCTCTGGCGACGTGGGCCTACCGCTGAAGGAGACGACATGATCCCCCGCGCACCGACACCCGCCTCACGGCGGTTCATCTTCGGCTTCTCGACCGACGACCGGAACTTTCAGAAGCCGACCCTGATCTGGATCGACGAGTGGGAGGCGTGCGATCAGCACGACGCCGACCGGATCCCGCTCTACCACGTGCACAAGTTCGAAGGCCCGGACACCGAGCACGCGTCCGGGATGCCGCATCGAGCCCCGGACTACAAGGTCGCGTATCGCTGCCCGCGCTCGCTCACCGAAGAGGAGCGCGACCGGATCTTCTCCGACGAACCGCCGGGGGCGTGGCGTCGGCATCTGTCGAAGGAGCGGGCAAAGCGCATCGCGTCGCACAAGGCCGTGGCGTCCGACTTCGAGCCCGAGCGTCAGCCGGGCGAGGAGGAGGATCCACGACCGGCCAATCTCCGAAGGCGGGCAGCGGAGAAGCCGCTGTCCGATATCATCGCGGAACAGGTCGACGAGATGTTCCCGGATCCACCGGGCAACACACGATAGGAGGACTGCCGTATGGCAAAAGTCTCTCGGTCCCTGACGATCACGGTCGAGCCGCACACCAAGGGAAACTTCGCTCTCACCTTCGCCGATCACACGACGCGCTCCGATGGCGGCAAGCGGATCACCACGACAGAGAAAACCGCCGACATGTTCCAGACCGGGTCCGTCGAGAAGGCCGTCGGTCTCCGCTTCAAGGACTTCACCTCGTCGCTGAACGACGAGGATCCCGGAGCACTCTTCGCCGAGGAGAAGAAGGCGAAGCCCCGGCTGGATGTCAAGGACTGAACCGATGCGACTGCTCGCTCTCGACCTCGGCACGACGACGGGATGGGCCGTCGCGTCGCAGGGCAACCTTTGCGAGTCCGGGGTCGAGAGCTTCATCGCTCCGAAGGGCGCTGCGGTCGGCTGGCGCTGGATCCGGTTCAACGATTGGCTCACGCTGATGATCCGGCGCTGGCAGCCGACGCTGATCGTGTGGGAAGCGCCCATCCTCGCGCACAAGAGCGCCGCATCCGCTCGCGTCGCGTTCGCTCTCTCGACTCGCGTCGAAGAGATGGCGGCACGCAACAAGATCAAGATCGCCGCCGCGCACAACGTCACCGTGAAGAAGTTCATCACCGGACGCGGCGACGTGAAGAAGGAAGCAGTCACCGAGCTGATGCGGCGGCACTACGGCGCGCGCGTCAGCGCCGACGAAGCGGACGCGCTCGCGGTGATGCGCTTCGCTCTCGCGATGCTGGCGGAGGAGGCCCGCCATCGGGAAGGCCAGCAAGGGCCGCAAGGATTCGGAAAGCCTAGGGATCCCGCATCCCCGCAGCCGTAACCCCTTTGTTCCTGACGGCTAGACCCTAGTGCCTCGGGGGGGGGCCCATGGGATCATTTCCTTGCCCGGTAGGGGCCGTCGAGGAGAGCCCGCGAGGGACGATCGACGCTGATCTTCGACAAACGGCTAGGCCCTTCAGATCGCACCTGATCGGAACCGACGCCGGGACAAACCAGCCGAACGCCGACGGGGGAATCCCTGCCGACGACAGGCCAGACGAAGCGGACGCTGATCGACGACACTCACACGCGAAGCAGAAGAAGGGCGCGCACCGAGACCATCACACATCGAGAGCCCATACGGGACGAAGATCGGGACGGGGCGCGAAGAGCCACAAGAGCTGACGAACCTTCGAGACGCGGGAGATCCCGCGCAAGCGGCGGGTGAGAGCGACAACCGGAAGCAATCCGGGGTCGGTGATTATTCAGACGCGCGCCCTTCGACAGACTCAGCCGAAACGAAAACGCCAACGACCAACTACGATGGGAGGCCACATGGCCACGATCACGATCGACATCGACATCCAACACCTCACCGGCAAGTTCATTTCCAAGGACGACCTCGTCTCCGAGATCGAGTCCGCCATCGGCGGGTCGGTCTTCTTCGACGATTCCGAGTACGAAGTCAACAGCGTCTCGGTGCACGAGTGCCGGGAGCAGATCGAGAAGCGGCAGCGGCGCATCGCCAAGCAGGCGAAGAAGGCCGACGCGTTCAAGGCTCTGCACGAGACCGTGAAGGCGACCGGCGGCGGCGTGTTCTTCTCGGCGGCGGGCCTTCCACCCGTCCCCGCCACGATCACGACAACCCCGGACAAGGTCACGGTCAAGGTCGCGCAGCAGAACGACGACCGCTACGACCACGCGCATCCCCGGCACCGCGAGCTGATGCTGTCCGAGCCGTGCGCGACGGCGAAGCGCGCCCCGGCAGTCTGCGCCTGCGGCCACCCGCTCAACGAGCACCGCGTGGTGACCGGTGAGTGCGGCATGGCGAAGTGCACCTGCCCGACGTTCATCACACCCGAAGAAGCGGGCATCACGCCCGTCGAGAAGTGAAGGAGAGCCACATGGCACTGATCCAGAAGGTCAATCGCAGACTCGAAAAGCTCGGCCGTCCTGAGCGGCTTGTCTACAACCCGGCGGGCGGCGGCTACTACTACTTCATCGAGGGCGACAGCTCGCGCTGGTACTCGTCCTCGATCCACGTCTCGAACCTCGACCGCGCGTACGCCGAGAACGGCGGCGTCGACGGCGTCCTGTCCGAGATGGTCGCGCTGTCGCGCTGCGGCGACGGCGGCGCAGCGACAGAAGAAGGCATCGAGCCGTCGAGCCTCGGGCTGAACTGGTAACCCGCGCCGGGCAATTCCGCCCGCGCATCTCCACAAGGAGAGACTTCCATGACGTTCCAACTCGCCGAAGTGTTCCCCATCTCCGACGACCTGATCGCGGCGCTGTGCTCGAAGCTGCACTCCGTCCGGGCCGATCTGGATCAGGCCAAGCTCGAAGCGTTCGAGCGGATCCCGTCCTGCCGCGCCCGGCTCGCCACGGCCATCGCCGAGGGCGACGGCGTACTGGCGTCCTTGTGGGCGCAGACGATCGTCAGCCTGACCCGTCAGGCCGGGGAGCTGGCGTCGTGAGCGCGCCAGCATGGCGCTACAACCCCGCGTTCTGGCCGAAGTCCGATCTGTGGTCTGCCCGCAAGCGGCAGACCGTGAGCTTCTGGTTTGACGACCTCGCCAACGCGATCCTCCGGGGCAGCGACGTCGTCGCCTCGTGGTACGCCCGCAAGATCGTTCACGCGTACCGCATCCAGTCCCACAGGCGGGCGCGATGAGCGCGCCGGTCCCGGTGCAGATCCAGCGCGACCCCTTCGCCCGCGCCTCGCTGATGCGGATCCGGGAGAAGGGCGGATGCAAGTGGTGCGGGCGGCCCGGCCGCTTCGCCTACCGCTGGGAGGGCGACTCCCGCTTCTACGATTCCCGCGACCGCTGGCAGGGTCCCTTCTGCTCCATCGGCTGCTACCGCGTCTACTTCGACTGAACCCCACAGACATCATCTGACCGACGGCCGGGGCAATATCGCCCCGGCCATCAAGGAGGGCCACATGGCCAAGTCCAAGCTCAACGCCACCCTGTCCGAGAAGCTTCGCGACACGATCGACCTCCGCGTCTTCGAGATGAGCGGCGGCGACAAGAAGTACAAGGTGCAGCAGCCCCTCGATCGCCCCGTCTCGTTCGAACGCCCCGCCTACGCCTTCTGGACCGGCTTCGTCACCGAGCTGATCACCGCCTACGACTTCACGCCCGACGAGGCCGAGGAGCTGGTGCGCTCGACCTTCACCCGGCACTTCCTCGACGACGGGGAGAAGAAGCTCGACCGCCTCGGCGCTCGCATGGCCGAGGCGTTCGTCGGGTGGTGCGGCGGGGAACGCCGCCTGAAGGCCACGGTCGCCGCGTGGCAGGAGGAGGAGCTGTGAGCGCCCGGGTGCACAAGGGCGAGCTGTCCGATGTCCCCGGCTTCTGCGATTCCCCGGAGTGCTGGTGCGCCGCGCCGCCTGACAGCTGCGAGTGCTGCGGCGCGCTGACCGGTCTGATCGAGGTGCTGTACGAGATCCCCGACCCGGAGAACGGGCCGACGGGAGAAGTCGAGAGCGGGCTGTTCTGCCCGCGCTGCCGCGAGAAGAGCTGCTACTTCGGGCTCTGCATGAGAGGCGAGCCCGACTGCCAGCCGAGGAGGGCGCGATGAACACGGTCCACCCCTACGCGCACGTCACGATCCAGATCGTCTGGACCGACGGGCTCGGGAACTTCCAAGCACAATGCCGCGCCTGCCGATGGACGGGGCCGTGGCGCGAGAGCGGGCGCAACCGTGAGAAGCGCGCCACCGAGGACGCCAAGCAGCACGGGCAGACGCACACGACCGATCCGCACAAGGCCGAAGAGTCTCGCGCGATCATGCGCGAGATGGGTTACAGGGTGCCCGAGACCTACTCGGGCGAGAAGGACGAGCGCCCACAAGGGCGCAGGGAGAAGCCATGAGATACCGCCAGACCACGACCCCCATCGACCAGACGAAGCTCCGCAAGGCGTTCTCGCTGATGCGGGCGGCGGGCCTGCTGGCCCGCATGAACTACGCGTGCTGCGGCACGTGCGCCAGCTACGCGCTCGGCAAGAAGGCCGCCGAGAAGAGGCGGGACAACGCGGCGGCGCATCCCTCGGGCAGTTCGATCCTGCCGTTCGGCTTCGCCTACTACCATCAGCAGGACACCGTCGGGCTGGTCGAGGGCGAAGACCTGTGCATCGGCTTCGGCGTCGGCGACTTCGGAGCCGGGGCCAGCGACCGCGAGTTCGTCAAGGTGGGGCGCATCATCGAGCGCTGCTGCAAGGAAGCCGGGCTCGTCACCGACTGGAACGGGAGCCCGTCCAAGCGCGTGATGATCCTCGCGCCCGCCACGATCGCGCGACGCGAAGCGGCCAAGCCCCTGACGGAAGAGGACGCGTTCCGCGTCGGCTTCGGGGGTGTGCGATGAGAGTCCGGACTTCGACATCCGATCCCCTCGACTTCTGCCTCCGCTGCGCCCCATCGCCCACCACCGCCGTCAAGCGGTACGGGCATCTCGGGGACGGCCCCGACGGGCGCGGCAACTGCTTCACCTACGACGACGACCACCCGACCTACGGCGTGGGCGACGACGAGTACCGCTGCAAGAGGTGCGACAAGCGCCTGACCGACCGCGACGATCTGCTGCCGCCCGGCGATCCCCGCGCCGTGGCGGCGCAGACGTTCGACTTCGATGCCGCGCTGGCCGAAGAGCCCGCCGCGACGTTCACGATCAGCTACGGGGGCACCCCCATCGGGAAGTTCAAGGTGAAGAAACCATGAGAGCGCCACGCTACCCGCAAGTCCGAGTCCGGCTCGTGGGCGAGGGCGGCAACGCCTTCGCGATCCTCGGGCGCGTCAAGGCCGCGATGCGGCGCGCCGGGATCCCCCCCGAGAAGTACACCGAGTTCTCCAACGAGGCCAAGAGCAGCGACTACGACCACCTGCTCCAGACCGTCATGCGATGGGTCACTACCGATCCGGACGAGGAGGACGACGATGAGTCGTGACAGGAACAAGGCCCGCTCCGAAGGATTCGCCCCCGGCGACACGATCGTCGCCACGACGAGCTGTCAGGGCATGGTCGAGGGCGTCGTCTACGAAGTCGTCGCCCGCCACACCCTGCACGGCCGCTTCATCGAGTACGAGCTGCGGCATTCCGGGCCGCAGCCCTTCGAGGGCGAGCAGCGCTTGCTCGTCCGCAACCTCCCGCTCTTGGCCAGAAGGAGCGACTGACATGAGCATCCCCACCCGCGAAGAAGCCCGAGGGGAGCTGGCCGATCAGGCCCGCGACTATCGGCACAGAGGACATCTGGACTTCGACGAGTTCGACGAGAGCTGCGAGCTTTGCCGTGACGCGGCCTGTGCCACGTGCGGATCCGAGCTGCCGTCCTACATCATCCGGGTCACGATGATCGGCGGCACGGAGCTTGAGGAGACGAAGCTCTGCGGCCATTGCTTCAGACAGCTCGGCCACAAGGTCGGCGGAAAGGAGGAGGGCACGTAGGAGACCCGCATCACAACCGCATCGAAAGGAGAACGCCACATGGCAGCAGCCACCGAGTTCGCCCCCGGATACCGCGAGGCCACGATGGAAGAGCGGGAAGTCCTGAACGTGCGCCAGCTCTGCTGGGTCGTCCGGGACTTCGACGGCAAGACCTACTCGTGCCCGAACCCCAGAGTCGAAGGATCAGGCCGATGCGACTACCACCTTCGCATCGGCGGCCACGGAGTCCGGCCCGCCAGCGCCGACGAGCTGGCAGAGATCGAGAATCGCAACCCGCAGTTCAAAGCAAAGGAGCCCATCATGTCGAGCAACGCCCCCGTCAGCGCCCCGGATCTGTCCAAGGAAGCGCAGGTCGGAAAGACGAAGAAGGCCAAGCCCGTCGCCGTCAAGAAGGCCAAGCCCGTCAAGAAGGCGAAGGCCGAGAAGAAGCCGCGCGCCAAGAAGAGCGGCGTCGAGAAGGTCGATCTGAAGGAAGCCGTGAAGCTCCGCAAGACCGGCATGGGCTTCTGGGACATCGGCAAGAAGTTCGGCGTCACCGGCCCGACGGTCTGGAAGCTGCTCAAGGAGAACGCGCCCGAGCTGACCGGCAAGAAGGGCCGCGCGATGAAGGAGAAGATCCGCGAGGCAGAGGCCGACACGGAGTCGAAGTAAGCCGCGCCAGACGGCGCGAGAAAGGAGTCCCGATGGACCTGACCGATCTGCAACCCCTGAAGCGTCTCAAGCTCCCGGCGGGCCGCCGCAAGATGCGGCTCGTGATCAACGACCGGCGCGTGATGAACGTCAAGCTGGTCGGCACCGGGTGGGGCGGGCGAGGCCCGATCTGGTTGATCGCCCCGCGCCACGACGGGCGCAAGCCCCGGAGGTAGGGCCACCGCGCGGGCATTTCGCCCGCGCTCAACGCCAGACGGAGGGACCAGCCGACGATGCGCTGATCGCTGGACAGATGAGGACGCCGGGGCGAGCCTCCGCCCGCCCCGGCAATTTCAACCGCAACAGGAGAACACCATGAACACCGGAATCAGCCTGACCGCGATGGCGACCGAGCTGGAGCGCCGCGTCCAGAGCCGCCACGACTACATCGCCCCGTCCCCGAAGATCCTCGCGACGATCACGCTGCCGCCGCCGACGGATCCCAAGCGCACGATCACGCGCCCGACCCCGGCGCTCGACCTCGGCCCGTCCGGGGTCTTCGGCGTGCAGCCCCATGCCCACCAGCAGCTCGCGCAGTACGCGGGCATCCCGAAGCAGTACTACGACCGGATGATCGTCGAGGAGCCGCAGCTCTGGGCGCAGAACGTCAACGCGTGGCTCGGCCGCAAGCCCGAGGAGAAGCGCATGGTGCGGACCCTCGACGGCGGCGTGCGGGCCATCCTGTCCGACCGCTACCGGCCTCTCGACGACTTCGATCTGGCCCACGCGGTGCTGCCGGTCCTGACGAAGGTCGGCGCGGAGATCCGTTCGACCGCCCTGACCGAGACGAAGCTCTACATCAAGGCCACGCTGCCCGGCCTGCGCGCGCCGATCACGCACTCCGTTCGCGGCGCGATCCTGAAGCAGGACGACATCATCGAGGGCGGGGTCGAGATCAGCAACAGCGAGGTCGGCTCCTCGCGCCTGTCGGTCGCGTTCTGGTACTTCGCCCTGATCTGCACCAACGGGATGAAGGGCGACCGGGTGATCGGCCGGATGCACGTGGGCAAGCGGGCCGAGCTGGACATCGAGGAAGCCGCCGAGTACTTCACCGACACGACCCGGAAGGCCGACGACAAAGCGTTCTTCATGAAGGTCCGCGACGTCGTCGAGGCCGCGTTCTCCCGCGAGCGCTTCTTCGCGGCGGTCGCCCGCATGGACGACGCCGCGCAGGTGACCCTCAAGGCCAAGAAGGTCGAGGAGATCGTCGAGGTGCAGCTGCGCCGGGGCAACCTCTTCACCGAGGAGATGGCCGACCGGGTGCGGGGCAACCTGATCGAGGGGCGGGATCTGACCGTGTGGGGACTGGCCAACGCCGTGACGGCTGCGGCCAACGAGGAGGAGGACTACGAGACCGCGTCGGCGCTGGAAGCGCTGGGCGGCGACATCATCGAGCTGCCGCAGTCCGAGTGGAAGGAGCTGGCGGCGTAGCACAACATCAACCGCCCGGCGGGGGCCACTCCCCGCCGGGCCTTCGTCTGTTCCGAAGGAGGAACCAATGCCGAGAGCGAGCTACGAAGCCCCGCGCCGCTCGCTGACCACGGCGGCCGAGACGTGCATCAAGCACTCGCCGAAGCTCTACCGTGACGAGAACGAACGCCGCTGCTTCCGCGAGGGCTTCCGCGCGGGGGCAAGGTGGCAGGCCAAGCAGACCTCGGGGATCCACGCCTTCTTCCGGGAGGCGCTGGAGGAGCCGTGGTCGTGGCTGGAATGGATCACGGCCAGCGAGGCGGCCGAGAAGGCGATCCCCGGCAGCGACGTGCTGCGATGGGGCCGGGCCTTTTCCCGAGGGGCCTACGAGGCCCTGCTGGGCAGGCTGCGGGCCACCCGGCTGTCGCCCGACTACAGCCCCCCCCCTGAACCGGCCCGAAATTCGGGCCTAGGAAGCCCTAGGAAGCCCGATCCCCGGACCCCGCCCGATCCCCCTCCCCCCGGCCTCCGATGGCCGTCCGGCCAAGCAGGGCTTGAAACCGACCCCTCCCAGAAGCCTCGGCCCGGCAGGCCGGGCGGCTGCCCGAAGCTGATCCTGAACGCCCGGCACTTCCGCGAGGACGGCACCTGCCTCTGCGTCGAAGCGAGGCGGGCATGAGCTACGACGACGATCTGTTCGGCACCAAGGCGAGCATCGAGGCCGACGCCAAGAAGCTCGCCCGCAAGGTTCATCCCTCGACATCGAAGGAGGCGGCGCGTCAGCTCGTCGCCTCCGGGCAGCTCGGCGCGCTTCAGGACCATGCCCTCGAGCTGCTTCGCCGATGGCCCGACGCGACCGCTGCGGAGCTGGCCTCGTTCGACGCGGCCCCCGACTCGCGCCGGGTCCCCCGGCGGCTGCGCGAGCTCGTGCGGCTCGGCAAGGCGATCGTGTCCGGCAAACGCCGCTGCACGGTCACCGGCAGGACCGCGCAGACATGGAGAGCGTGTTCGTAACCCCGCCCGCAAGCCCCGGCAATTCCGCCGGGGCAGGGCCAACCCACCACAAGGAGGATCCCCCGATGGCCACCAAGAATGGCAACGGCAAGGACAAAGACGGCAAGGACAAAGACGGCAAGGACAAGGACAGGCAGACACGGATGTTCGAGACGCGCGCCCGCAACAAGAAGCGGGCTAACAGCGGGCTCTCGCAGGCGCGGCGCGTCGCCAAGCTGATCGTGATCCCGCCGGAAGTGTGGGCGACCCGCGCCGCCACGGTCAGTGTGGAGAACCTGACTTCCGAGCGGTTCGGCATCTGCCAGCCGCAGGACTTCATCGCCCCCGGCGAGAAGGGCTACCAGCGCGAGGAGGTCCGGCACTGGGTGCCTGTCCTGTCCGACGTGCTGCGGCGCGGCGGCGAGAGCGAACCGATTCACGTCGTCTCGCGGGAGTGGGAGCCGCTCCCGCGCCGGTACTGGATCGTCGACGGGCAACAGCGCTTCTGGGCGCACGTCGACTCGAACAAGCCGATCCGCATCCTCGTCCACGACGTCGAGAAGCCGTGGCAGGAGCGTGCCCTGTTCGACGCCTTCAACGCCCGGCGCGGCGTCAACGCCGGGCTGCGCATCTGGAATCACGACGGCCCGGTCATGACCAAGCTCCTGCGCCCGGCCAACGAGGAGCCGCTGTCGCCCCTCTTCGGTCGCATCGGCTTCCATTCCCGCAACCGCATCTCGTCCAACCTCCTCGTCGCTGCTCTCGGGCGCGGCATTGGCCGCAGCAACGGGGCGACCGGGGAGATCGCTCTGGCCCTGACCAAGCTCGACGCGGCGATCACCCGCGACGGGCTGCTGACGAAGATGCAGGCTCTCCTCAACCTGATCGGCATGGTGTTCATGCTGCCGCCTCCCGGCATCGCGGTGCACAGCGGCGAAGTCCACGCGCTCACACAGGCGTGGCGCGACGCCGGATGTCCGATGCAGACCGTGACCCAGCTCGTGCCGAAGCTGCGCGTCGTGGCGAGCAGGCTCCACAAGGTGATCGCGGCAACTCCGGGCGAGAGGATCGTCCTCATGACCCGCAAGTTCGCCGCCGTGCTGCGCCCGGTCGAGCAGCGCCCGTCGTAGAGTTCGGGCAATCCCGCCCGAAGGGCAGCCCCCGGTGGAGAGAAGCCGCCGGGGGCTGCCATGTTTGAAGGAGGCCACTATGCGACAGACTCGGGACATCCTCTCGACCTACATCGCCATCGTCGCAATCCTGTTCCTCGCGACCGTCGTCTGGGTCTACCTCTTCGACGGCCTGCTCGGTGCGCCATGAGAGACAAACGCAGATCCCCCACAAGGAGGACACGATGAAACGCCATCTCTG